GCTCAGCGCACCCCCGTGCAAAATCAAACCCCCAGGAGGGACCCGTTAGCCCCTTGATTGCCCGTTGCCCCTCGGTGCTCCACGTCACCAGCACCGGGGCAGCCCATGCCCATGCATGACCTAATGACCATGCATGACACCTAGTCCCATAGCACGGGCACACGTGCACACCCCTAGCCCATGGCATGGGGCAACCCACAAACAACAAAGCCCATGCACACCCCTAGACGGGCGCACACGGGCAAAAGAAAAGGCCCCGCATAGGGGGCCTAGGGTAGGAAGTAATTCCGGGTTTAAGGGGGCTTGCTTCGGGCTTGCTTGAGTCTTTGCAGCATGTCGCCCACATCCTCAGCCAATGGGGCAACGATGCACCCAGCTAGCCCCCACAGGAGGGCATGGGCTAGGGCCTCCCCGCTATGGCCGGTGACGTGAAGCCATAGCCCCCATGTGAGGCCATAGCCTGAGGCCAGCACGCCTAGCAGGAGGCGCACCCATGCGAAAAGCAGACGGGTTGTCATGCCTGCACCTCAGGGGCACGCAGGTAGGCCCAACCCCGGTAACACTCAAACCCGTGGCCCGGCTCACCTAGCTTTTTACAGACCTCGGTCAGACGCTGCCCCACGTCATCGGGGAGTTCGTCACGATCCCAAAACCCTACCCCGTGGCCATTGCAGGTGAGCCACAAATCATGACCAATGGCCGCCCATGGGCTACCCGCATCCGGGTGCGCACCATAGCCCGGGGCATCGGCACATGCCTTGATATCGGCAGGGTCAACCATGCACAGAAAAGCCTTCGCCCATTCTTCGGCCGCTGCGCGGGCTTGCTTGGTCACGCGTGGGTGTGTGCCCTCAGGCGCATCGGCCCAAACCGCAGCAATGAGGAAGTGTTTCGCGATGATGCGCACCTGACCCATGCCCAAACCGCAAGCCCGGGCCCCGTGCATATTTGTTTGATCTTTCATGATTAGAACCCCTGAGGCTTGATGATGACGGAATGCCCGAGGGCCCTTTGTGCTGCGGCATAGATGCGCGCCCCGGTGCGGGTTTCGAAACGCTCGGCGAATCGACCCGAAACGAACACCAGAAAGAAAGCGGGTTTAGCCATGGTCAGACCTCCCCGTTTTCCATGTCGCGCACCGTGAACAATTCGCCCGTTTTCTTGTCAACGTGGCAAATGTCCCAATGTCGGGCACGCGGGTAATATTTCCACGCGTTACCGTTTTCGATCTTGCCCAATTCTTCACGGGCGACGGGCTCACCCATGCACAGGATTGAAGATTCGAAAGAAACGCCCACGCGGAACACTGCGGATGTTTTGCGGCTCATGATGCGTTTCCCACTGTGTGCCAAGAGACAAAGCAAACCTGATTCATGCCACGCGGCCGAATCGTGATTTGATCGCCCGATGTGTCGGTGTTGCACCGATGGCCATTCCAACCAATGAGGCGTTTGACGTGGCGAACAATGGCCAAGTCTGATTTATTCTCAAGCCCGCGCACCTCATGACGTTTCACCCATGAATAATTGGCTTCACCTGAAAACGTGTCGGTGACTTCCACGTAAACAATCAATTCTGTAGGCATGGCTCAGCCCTCCAAAACAGAATTGATACGTTCGCAGGTGTTGCGGGCTTCGGTCATTGCTTCGGATGCCAGCTCCCGGGCAACATCCCGGATGTAATCATCACAGTCTGATTCAATCCCCCACAATGCGGCCGCGTATTTGTTGCCAATGGGTGAGCCCTCAGAATCGAGCAGGCAGACACAGACGCCGATGTATTCCCATTCATCGGCGCACCATGCCCGCATGCGCTCCACATCAAGGCGCACGGATTCTGTCGTTACTTCCTTTTTCGTGGGGGTGCGGCCGATGCGATCGCTCAGGGCTTGCAGGGATTCATCGCTCAGGCCCCAACCCTCCCGAGTTGCTTTAGCGATTGCCTCACGGATGCACACGAAACGGCGTGAGCCCCGATCTTCGTTAACGATGACCTCAGACGGGCGTTTGTTGCGGTGTTCCCATTCGCTCACATCAACGTGGCCACATTCGCGATCCCATGGCGTACCCGCGTCATGGTCCGATTCGATGAATGCGCGAAACTGTTTGCCTTCGTGCTCAAAATCAAAAGTCTGTCCGCTATACATTTTCAGTCCTAACTGATATTCGGCTTTACCCGGCCGGCTTCGGGTTTGGTGACTCCACCCCATAACGCACCCCTGAGGGATGCGCTAGGCGGGTTCAGTCTGTTAATCGTCCGATATAGAAACGCGCCACGCCGACACAGTTTCCATTGTCGTCACGGGGGTAGTATTCATCGGGCATTCGACCGTTATATCCCCGCTCGATTTGATCGGCCAATTGGCGCAGAATCCGGGCAGTTTCCAACCCTGTGCCGTTGTCTTCAAATGCCGCGTTATCGCATTGAATCCGCATCTCGAATTTTGTACACGTGGCCATGATTATTTGACCTCCCCTGAAAACTTAAATTCGACCGTTTGAAAATCCGATTCGGAAAAACTTGGCTTTTCCTTGATGTCACGGGCGCATGCGTTCAGGGATCGGGCGATTGATTGAGCCATTTTCGGGTCAAGGTAAACAGTCTGACCATTGCCCACCCAAAGCGCCACACTGCCCCGGAATCGGTGAATCTGTGCCGTTTTCATGATTAATAATCCTCCAGGGCTTCACGGATGGATGCAATCTGCGCATGCGTGAAGATGCGGCTCAGTTTGTTGGCGTTTTGCTGGCACGCCTCATAGGTGGCGAACGCCTTACGCGAATCGGTGTCATAACCGAAGTTCGCGCACCAGTCGGCAAAACTCATTTCGCATGCGCTCGAATCAAGAATGAGCGAATAGAGAACATCCGCCGCATGAGGGGGCACGGGTTTTGCAGCGTCAAAAAACCGTGAGGCGTGCAAGTGACGTTTGTAGCCCTGTTGCAGAAGATTGCGCACCGTCACCGGGTTTTCTTCGCGATGTCCCAAACCCGTGTAAAACTCGAATTTTTCGACCTTGCCTCCCAAACCCGCACCCATGGCGTATTGGGGCTCATTCGTGCGAATCTTTCGGAAAGTGCACGACCATTCGTCGCACTTCCAATCATCATCCCGCGTGGTCTCCCCGCGATACATGGCCGAAAACTTGACCTGAGCATCGGTCAGGATTTGTTCGATTTGGGCGCGCTTTTCGTCTGACATGATTTCAGTCCTAACTGAGTGATTCACGGGGCAACGTGCACCCGTGGTGTGGGTTTATTTCTCGGGGGTTTGGTTGAACGTGGTGTGACTTGCACGCTCGATTGCGTGGCCCTTACCATCGTCTGAGGTGCGGTATTCGGTGAACGTCACCACGGTGTAGGAGGCGGGGAAGTAAGCCCAGGGCTCTCCACGTCCAACCCATCCGCGCGTACCTTTGGCATGCGTGACCATAATCCCGGGCTTGCCATCGCGGGGCATTTCCAAACGAATCACGGTGTCTGAGCGTGAATGTCCTTCCATGCGGGCCAAGCCATCGCGAACATAGATTTTCATGGTGTGCATCTCCTGTGTGTGGTGTGCGTTACCGTTTGTGGAATCACTTCCCAAACAGCAGACCCAGCAAGCCCCCGCGCTTGACCTTGACGGGGCGCACGATGCGACGGGGCGACGGGCTGAGGGCCTGAGCCCATGCAGCACGGGTTTGGGCCATGGCGCTCAGGGCTTGGTTTGCTTGGTGTTCGTTGCGCATGGTCAGAGCCCCCGATCCTCACAGATCGCAGCAAGAGCCCCCATGGCCATGGCGCCGACGAGACCGCACAGAATCAAGGGGGCTTGATTCAACCCGGCAAACACCGTGCCGAAAAGCGAGACCGCGAAAAGGGCGAGACTCAGGAGGGCGAAAAGGAGGGACATGAGGTCGGGTCCGTTGTTCGTTGCGATGAATGAACTATAGCGTTAGACGCCCCGTCTGTCAACACCTTAGATTGTAAAGGTTTGTATCAGACGGGGCGTCTAACGATTACTTGTTCGCACCCAAAATCCAACCCCCATTTTTGGAAGGTTTGTAAACCTTTCCGCCGAGCCACACGATCGGGGTGTAGGGGCGCTTTTCTTTCCGCGCTTCTGTCTGTGCCTTTTCCGTTTGCCGGTTGTTATGCATGGTGTGACCTCCTGAGGGTGTGAGGGTTTAGGCGATGAGGCCCACGCCGATGATGTGACGGGCCTTTTCAGAGTCACGCCCACGGGTGCAGATGTGTCCGCACGTCAGCACGGGCACGCCGTGCGGATAAAGCCGCTCGATACGGGACACATAAGCAACAGTGAACGCATTCTCAATTTCCGGCCCACCCTCCCCGACACTGTAAGAAAAGGCACGCGAGGCCGGGTTCCATTTGCGGCCGTGAACCATTTTGTCTGCCGCAATGTATGCACATTGCATGGCACATGCCAGAAAGCAGGCCAGCAATTGCGTTTCTCGCATGGGATCGAAAAGTGAAGCCTGACCGTGGATCGATTGAATGCTTTCCATGGCACGGGTCAGGCCGGAAAAGACCTGAGAGAGCAAACAATCGTAATCGCGGGCAATTTGCCGCCACGTGCCGAAGTCATCGCCAATTTCAGGCATGCGGTAGGCACCCACCGCATGAGCGGCTGCGCGTGCGCTCACTTCCACGGATTCGCCATTGTTGGCAGTCAGCAAGACCCAACCGGGCGCGGTGCTGACAACAGACTTGATCCGGTGGGGATACTTGCCACGGTAGGCGCTGCGGGTGTTGCTCATGATGTGTGATCCGGTGTTCGTTGGGATGCCCCGATCATCTCACGACAGACACCCCGTCTGTCAACACCCTAACCCCCTTATTTGCGGGATGTGTGATAGATGCCACATCTAACCCGACAAACGGTAAGCCTTCAGCACGTCACCCCTAGGGCACCTCAGGGGGTCCACGGCATACCCCCTGCCCCATTCCCCCTAGGGAGGTGCACGGGTGCGCCCCTGAAAACGTGCGCCCTCCCTAGGGGCGATACCTGAGGGGGTAGGGGGTGATACCCCAGGGGGTATACCTATCGCACGCGTGCATACGTGTACGGGCGCACGCCCACGCGCACGCACACAGGCAGAGCGCACCGCCAAACGGTGAGCCGCTCAATCAGATTCCCCGTTCTTACTTTGTGACCCTGGCCAGTTCCTAAGTTCTACGCTTTGCCAGCGGGCAAATTTGGCCAGTGCTCACCCCGGACCACCGCAGAAAGCTCAACTCCACACCTCGTCTTACTTTGTGACCCTGGCCCGTTCCAAAAGTTTTTACATCTTCACCGGGTAAATTCTTGGTTGAGAGTGTTGACAGACGCTTTGTCTACGCTATGATTGGCGATGTATTCACTGAATATATCGACGAAAGGCACCACCATGACCCTCAGCACCACCCCGTTCCTCGTCACCCACGTGAACCGCATCGACAACCTGCTGAGTCTCTACGCCAGACACTGCCAGAGCATCCCGCAGGACATCGAGTGCGGCCAAACCGTCTACCTGAGCACCGACAAGCCCGCATGCCCGCGCACCAGCGACATGCAAGACCTCGTTGACCGCTGCGAGGCCAAGGCCAAGCCACCTGAAAAGGGTTGGCGCAAGGTCATGCGCAACGACATCTGCCATGTCATCGACGAGAACGACAACACCGTGGCCATGATCCCCGCCACTTGGTGGCTCATAGCTCAGACTGATGAAGAGCGTGCGACCGAGATGCGTCAACGTCGCGATGACTACTACAAGAATGTCCCGCTGCTGGTCAACGCGAAGCGCATGTTCGATCTGCTCGAAGACATCGCCGATGCACCACATCCGACAGCGGACAGCCAGAACAAGGCACGCGACCTGATCGTTCAGATCAAGACCCAGCAGTGGAAGCCTGAGCAACCCACCCAGGGTTGATGCCTCTTCCAGAACACGTACCACCCTTTTCTACCCGCACCACCCTATGACCACCCTCCCCCACATCATCAGCCTCGGCACCATGGAGCGGCAAACCGGCCTGACCTCGCTCGGCGTGTCGATGGTCAACAGGTTCGCCCCTTACTTCGATCTTGAGACCGCCCCGTGCCCGTGGTTCGTTTGCACGTCTCAAAGCATGGTCGCTTGGACCGTGCAACATCGAGCCTTGCAAGAAGACAAAGCTGTCACGGCAGACGATGTGATCGAAGGACGAGGCGGCAAGGTCTTCCGGCCAGTGAGTCTTGTGGTCATCGACGATTGCGACGAGTACAAGCTCTTCAAGCTGCGTCAACTCATTGCAGCCATCAGTCATCGCATGCAGACCGTTCAGGCGCCATGCCAGATCGTGCTCCTGCGCAACCCGTTCAACGTCAAGGAGTTGTTCTGATCATGAAGACCTACATCATCAGCAACGTCAGTCTCTCAGTGGATGGGGTTGTACTCAACCAGCGCACGGGCACCGTCACATTCCCCAAGGAGATGAATGGGCTTACGGTGGCCGTCTGCTATGACCGCCCTGCTCAACCACGGCAACAACGCAAGACCGCTCAATGGAAGCAAGAGCAACGGAGGTTCCGCAAATGAAGATGCGTCAACGTCGTCGTCACAAGAACTCGTTTCAGGTCAACCGTGCACATCAGTGGACGATCTACCTCCGAGCAACCAAGATCCTCAAGCTCAGTGGCATCCCGGCATGCCCAGGCACACCGATCAACGCGTCAAACTACAAAACCCTGTCCACCACGGTCAGGTTCTATGTGAGGTGGTGCAAGCTGATGATCAACAGCCACTACGGTGGGTTGCTCTCGCGGCGAAGTCAGCTTCTTGCCCGCTCCCCCTGGTGGGACGTGTCAAGCGACGACGAAGACTTCCCCTCCCTGGCCATGCCGCGAACCACAACCTTCACCCGGCCCTACGATCCTGCGATGCACACCAAGATCACCGAGTCAGGTGATCGGGCGATGAAGAAGTTCGCCGCCGCAGCCCGTGAGCCCATCTCCGACGCAGAACTCGGCCGGCTCATGCTCGGCACCCCCTACACCGTCATCCGGCCCGACCTTCCCATCGACCCACTGAAAGACTGAAGACCATGAGCAACGAAGAACAAACTCCCATGCCCTCGATCCGTGAACAACTGGTCAACCTCGATGTCGGTCAGACCTTCAGCGTGGCCAAACAGATCGACCCGTCCGAACTGCACACGCTTAACGAGGTCAAGAAGACCCTGCGTCAGCATTACAGCCCGCCGATCAAGCGTGCGAGCGATTCCTCTGGCCAGGGCTACATCATCGAGACGACCGAACTGATCACGGCCACCGGCAACATTTTCGTTGTCACCCTGATCACCCGCACGTCGTGAACTGACTTCCAACTTTCTGCTATCGACCCCTTGCCGGTGTCAGATTTCTCGTCTACACTTGATTCCACATTTGGTTGATTGTTTACCCGGCCCTTACCTCACACCCCTGGCCGGTTCTACAGATTCACAGGAGCACCCGATGCAACTCACCCCCGAACAAACTGCGCTGCTCGACAGCACGACCGTCGACCAACACACGATGGAGGCGCACGTATATCTTCTCAAGGACAAGTTGGGCGTGGGTGATGCCAAAACTGTCATGGAGGTCTATGGTGGCAGGTCCAAGTTGATGGACATCCCACCTGAGAAGTACAAAGCTGTCATCGATGCTTGTAAGAACCTGCTCAGGCAACAACTGAACAATCCAGACAAACCTGCCGAAGACGACCAACGTGCCAAGCCCAAACCCGGTCGCAACGCCATCTCTGCGGCAATCGCTCGCAACACCGAGACCGTGCAAACGCACATGATCAAGGGCCGCATCGCCATCGACGACATCGAGAAGCTGCTGATCGAGCAGTTCGATCTCCCCTTCGGCACGAAGTTTGATTGGTGCTACAGCGAGTCGCAACAAGAGCTTTTGCACTTGGAGATCGAGCACGTCGAGCAAGTGAAGCTGAAGAGCCAATGAACAACCAAACCCCACCTCAACGCAACCCAGGACCGCCAACCATGACCATCTCCAGCGCCACCGACTTCAGTAAACCTGCTCGTCGCTTCACTGACTTCGACGCCCGCACCGTGGAACATGCGGCCCGCAGCATCGCCCAATGTGAAGGGGTGACATCGACCCTCTGGCAGGAGATCCAGAAGATCGACAGCTACCGTCGTGCCGGCCGTCTCATCGACATCACTCTGCTCTACAAGGTGCACGGTGAGATCAACCATCGCATCAAGTGGGTTGAACGCGAGAGCGAGGCCAGCAACACCTTTGGCTTCATCGACCAGACCCTCAACAAGAAGCCCCGCAAATACGGTGAAAAGATCCTCCTGGCCGCTGGGATCTTCATCATGGGCTTCTACTTCGGCGCCGCCTACAACGCCTTCCTGCGCTGACCCTCCACATCCGGTTCTCCCCTCCACCTGTTCAACGGACAAACCATCATGAAGAAGCTCAAGTTCCCCGCGTTCATCCCCTACCTCGCATCGCAAGCCGTCTTCGACTGGCTCAAGGGTGATGAGCCCGAGACCCTCAGCGGCAGCATCGCCGAGGTGTGGGGCAGCAAAGACCCGGCCGCAACGTCCTGGCGCTCGCAGGGTCTGATCGCTGCCGTGGGTGAAAACCTCGTCCACCAGATCGAAGCAGGCAAGTTCCTCATGGCCATGCAGGTCAACGAACGCATCCTCCCTGGCAAGGTGCGTGACGAGTTCCTGGCCAAGGAGGTTGAGAAGTTCAACCAGCGCGAAGGCCGTGCCATCGGCAAGAAGGACTACGCCATGCTCAAGGAGGAAGTCGAGTTCTCCTTGCTTCCCAAGGCGTTCATCCGCCGCTCCGTCACCCCGGTGATCTTCATCGCCAAGCACCGTCTCGTGCTGGTGTGCACGACCTCGCCCAAGCGTGCCGAGGACACCATTGTGATGCTGTGCGGCCTGTTCAACCAGATGACGAGCAGCGACACCTCGTGGTACCCGCTGCAACCGAACAACGCCGTGGTGGGCACGCTGACCCTCCTGGCCAAGGACGGCTTCAGCAGTGCCAATGATGACGGCGCCTTCATGGTCACCGACAACGCCGTGCTGCGTGGCGAGGGCAAGCAGACCATCCGCATCAAGGACAAGGACATCGAGTCGGATGACGTGACCAAGCTGCTCAAGCAGCAGTATGACGTGCATGAACTCGGCATCAGCTACGACCCCAACGGCAACGAAGAGAACCGCATGCTCAGCTTCAAGCTCAGCGACAAGCTGGTCTTCAAGGGTCTGAAGTTCAACGATGGTGTCGCCAAGACCGAGATGGGTGACGCCGAGACCACCGAGCAGCAACTCGAAGCCGTCCTGTGGCTCACGGCTCGCACGTACACCGATGTGGTGATCAACCTGATGCACGAGTTCGGTGGCTTCAAGACCCTGGCCGAACTCAAGCGCGAGGCCAAGGAGATCGCCAAGACCAAACCCGTCGATCCGCTCAACGAAGAAGACGACGAGGAACTGTGATGGCCACGTTCACCTGCTACTACGTCGTCGAGGTCATGCCCGACAAGCCCGATGAGATCGTGGGCATGCTTGCCGGTCCCATCGCCAAAAAGGAATGGGCCGATAACGTCGTTAGCAATGGTCGGTACATGCAACTGACGCGAGGAAGCCTCCAGCAAGTGGTTGAAGTCGAGGTGCCTTGTCAGTTGATCGGCTTCGCAAAGCCATGGCCGGAACCTGAGCCGCTGAGAAGGTCGTACTGATGACCAAAGCCCGCATCGCCCCAGGCCCGCCGTCGCTGTGCTGGCACTGCCTGCGCCAGCTTCAACGCGCACCCGGCAAGGGTCTGAACCTCTTCTACTTCGAGATCGTCCGCGACCGTGATGGCGTCGAGCACCGTGTGCACCAGTCACCGTGCCTCGCTGAGTCGGTTGCGGACGGCAACAAGCACATCAAGGAGACGACGTGACAGGCCCCCGCCACGGCAGCATGGCCGACCGGCTGTTGTCAATGCAACCGGGTGACGTTGAGTTCTTCGACGCTACCTCGCGTGGTCCCATGCCCTTACAGCAGACCGTGTGCGCGTGCGCCAAGCGCAACGGGCTCACCGGCAAGCTGAAACAGGAGTGGTTTGTCTCCGTGCAGCCGACCACGCGAGAAGTGATCGACATCGTTCGGGTGACACGTTTGCCCGATGAGGAAGGCGCATCGAAATGAAGCCCATCGACCGTTACGAGTGGATCGAGAACTACCTGCGTGTGCACACGCGAACCAACTACGGCAGCTACACCGTTGATGTCTGCGACGCGAACTTCGTTTTCGCCTATGTGCAGGCCACGGGTGCAAAGAGCAAACCCATGATGTACGGGGCCGACCGTTGCCGCCAACTCGGTCGAGACCTCACGGAGATGCACAAGCGCAAACGGCTTCGGCGCCATCGCACAGGTCTTGGTGACATGCACAGCATGGGCTTCCCCTCTTGGGTGTGGAGCTACCGTCTACCAAAGAAGGATGAACAATGACCGAATACCAACTCAAGATCGAACTTGCCCGCGCATATCGCTGCATCCAGGGCCTGCACAACGCGCTGGAGACCGGCAACACCGGCCACCTCGGCTACCACCAGCCCACCATCGCAGCGGCCAAGCGGTTCGTGTTCCTCGGCGACATGGCCGGCTCTGACTTCTTCATGGGGCAACCCGTCGAGGTCATGCACGAGGCCCTGCGTCTGCCGCAGAGTCTGTCGGGAGATGAAGGATGAAAACCGTCATCGCAGGCACCCGTGCCATCTGTGACTACGAGGTGCTCAAGCAGGCCATAGCGGAAAGCGGCTTCACGATCACGAAGGTGATCTCCGGTGACGCCCGAGGCGTGGACAAGCTGGGTGTCCAGTGGGCCAAAGAGAACGGCATACCCGTCGAGAAGTTCCTGCCGGTGTGGTACGACGCCCGGGGCAACTTCAACCGTTACGCCGGGTTCAGCCGCAACACCGACATGGCCAAGGCCGGTGAGGCACTCATCGCGGTATGGGATGGCCAGAGCAAGGGCACGAAGCAGATGATCGACATGGCCAACTACAAAGGTCTGAAGGTCTTCGTCAAGATCATCGAGGTGCCTGATGTCGATCTGACCGAGGAACTCAACGGAGGCGCGACGTGAACCCCCGCATCCGCTGTGCCCGCTGCAACAAGCTCGTGGATCGCGTCTACTGGTGTGACGACCTCGACACCAAGACACGTCTGATCGAGGTCACCTGCCATGGTGAGAAGGACACGATGACTCTCGACATGAAGACCCTCACACCGTCGACGCTCGGTGAGATGGCCCATCAAGAGGGTGTGGCGTTTGCGACGGAACTTCTCCCGGCAAAGTCCGACTAAGTTCTAAGGTTACCCGCTTGTCAGACGTGGCGTCTATCGCTAAAGTCAAGCCATCGACAACGCAACAACCCCAGCACCATGAACGCCGCCACCCCGCAAGACCGTTACGCCGTGGTCACTGCCACCATCTCAGGCCCTAACGTCTCGTTCTGGACGAAGCATGAAAGCGTGATCGGCCTGCTGTGCATCTACGCCAAATCCGGCTGCTGCACACGCGACGGCGTAGCGGTGTGGCACCGCAAGTCGGCAAAGGCTCGCTGGGTCTGCATCTCCGAATGAAAGCACCACCATGAACATCTCCCTCGCCCTCGTCAAAGCTCGCCAAGTCTGCTCGGTTCGACGTGCCACGGGTGACTGGTATGTCCGTGTTCCGAGCAATCTCGCCAAGCTCAACAGCCACCCGATGAGCCACCCCTGCGATAGCTACAAAGATGCGATCAAGTGGTGCGCCCAACTTGTCGCCCGCATTGCAGTGCTTCAGAAATTTCCTGAGCTTGCTGATGACGAGAATACGGATCGGATCTTCGGCGCGATGACGTTCTGGCAGAACGACAACCCAGGCGCCAGCGCCGTCGAGATCGCCCGCTTCGGTGTGCGCTACATCGAGACGCACTTCAAGGCATGAACCACCCCACCCCCTACCTTGCCCAACGAGATAACCGTCTGTTCGCTTTTCAACCACACCTCATCATGAGCAACACCCCTGAGACCAACCTGCGCGAGATCGTCAAGTACGGTCACAGCATTGTCTTCGTGCCCGGTATCGCTGCGGCCAACCTGATCCAAGAGAAGATCACCGGCATGTCCATCGTCATGCTCAACGCTGTCAACCCTGAAGCCGCCTTGCGCCGCTGGCTGCGTGTCACGACTGACCATCCGAACGGTCTGCTCCTGTCCGATCACAGCAACTGCTCGGGCTGGCGCGTGTTCGCTGATCGCATCGTGTGGGTTGGTCGTCCCATCGACGCTGAGACCCCGCAGTTCGCCCAGGCGTCCGGCCGCATCCGTGGCAAGTCATGCATGCCCATCATCGCCTCCCTCGACAACCTGTGAGCACCATGAACTCCCCCATCAACAACACTCTGCCTTACTTGGTCGACTCACAGCGCATGGCCAGGGCTTTGCGGGAATCGATTGACACACTCATCGCCAACAAGGACGAGATCGTCGCTGCAACGAAGCTCACGATTGACGAGCAGCAAGCTAAACGACCGTTCATCCGCGCTGGTGAAGCTCGGTCAACCCTGGAAACGGCGGTGCGCTGGTTCGATGTGTACCTCGGCATGCAACAGAACGAAGTGAAGTTGTACGAGTCTTCCGAAAAGGCTTGGGTCAGCGACTACAGCATGCGACTGATGATCGCTGTCGAGCAAGGCACCAACAAGCAACGTCTCGTCACTCGCGGCATCTCCCGCTTCGAGATTTTCTGAAACCAACTGACAAACGCACCATCATGAAAACCAACCTCCTGACCCACATCACCGAAGAACGCCTGCCGATGCTGCTGGTGGCCCTCAACCGTGCGCTCAACACCTGGGACGATGCGCCCCGTTGGCTGTTCACCCTGGCCGATGCCCTGCAAGCCGGCGACGTGACCACCGACACCCTGTGGGCTGCGAACACGTTGAGCACCTACGGTGTGAACGCCGATGGGAAGCTGGTCATTTCTGCTCACGGCTACAGCGCCGACCCGCTCGGTGCGTGGCAAACGATGGAAGCTGCCCTGGACTTCGTTGAAGCCATCAAGCAGCGCAACGTGGACATCACGCCTGAGCAGTTGTACCGGGCATTGGTGGGCCGGGACTACCAAGTCAAACCCATGGCCGAAGGCATCGTGATCGGCAATGAAACTCAGCACGTTGCCACCATCGAAGAAGACGAGTTCCCTCTACCTGAATGGGCGGAATGCCACGTTGAGCCGCACGTCAATGGCTACTTGGCGGAACGTGCCCAACTCATGACCAAGGACGGTCGTCGCTGTGGCAACGCAGTTGTCGTCGGTGCCAAGATGGAACTCAGTGAATGGGCAATCAGCGTGCTCACTGACATGGGCAACCGGCTGATCCTCTCCTATGCGGAGATCGAGGAACTGTTCTACCCACCCAAGTACATCCTCAAGCCCGATGCCATCGGCGTGCGCCAATACAAGGGTGTCACTTGCGTGACCATCGCCAACGTCACCGACGAACAACTCGATGCGATGCAACAAGCAGCCTGGGCCTCGCACGGTTCGGTCTTCGAAGAATTGAGCCCCGGCCAGGAGACGCCATGACCATCGAAGTCACCATCTCCAAGGACCGTGTCAAGTTCCTGGGCAACAGCATCCTCGTCGAGATCGAGGTGATCAAGGACATGAAAAAGGCCGGCATCCCGGTCACAGGTAACGCCTTCTTCTACGGTGTCGATCACGGCACTTTGGAGATCACCAGCGACAACGAGAAGTACATCTACCGCTGGCGTCCTGATCCCAAGCGCAAGGCAGTCAGCAAGCCTGCCTATGACCCACTCAATGATGACGAGGATGAAGAGCTATGAGCAATACCCAATACACCGACATCGTGAGCGACGGCGGCATGGGCCCGCGCGATCAGGATCAGGCCGCTGCGCTGGATGCGGGGCCATGCCAGAGGTGCAGTGGCAGCGGTCGAATCACCTGCGGCAGCGGAACAAGCGCCTGGCCACCGCGCATGCGTACCGAAGCATGCCCAGCTTGCAGTGGTGCAGGCGCCGCCATGCCCGCCCAGGCGGGAGGTGAACAACGATGACAACCTACTTCATCCGCACCCTCTTCATGCTGCTCCTGAGTTTCCTGCTGGGCTTCTCCGTAGCCGAGCACCTCTACAAGAAGCAGATCATCAAACCTCAAACCGAGAAGACCCATGAGCGCCAGTGCCCGACCACCGAAGACGATCAAGCGCGAGCAGTCGGCTAAGGCCGGTCGCACGGTGTACCTGGGTCGAGCGACGTGCGTGAAGCTGCGTAACGGCATTGAGGTGATCTTGCTGACGAGCAGTGACGAGAACCTCCAACGCGTGGTCGATCAACTTGACATCTCACTGAACAGGCCACCGGCACTGGACACACGGCTCAACATCAACGCCGCTATCTGCGACGTGCGTGATCTCGATCTGGAGGATGATCTGTGAGCGACATCAAGGGGCCACGGCTGCAACGCCTGGACGTTGCAAAGCTCAACACCGCCAAGACGATGGGCGTTTTCGGCAAGGGTGCATCGATCAACCTGCCAAATGGGCAGGAGGTTGCGATCATGGCTCGCGATGTCGAAACATTGTCGGAGGTCTTCGACACCATCTTCGGCGATCTGAACAAGTCGCTCAATGTTGATCTGGTCTATGACGTTGTATGGCTCCAAGCCCCGCACGTCACGCTGACCGACGAAGAACTCTGAAATTTCTTTGGAACTGACTTCCACATTTGGTTGATTTGTGATTAGAATTTACTGACTGCACCAAACACCTCACTTAGGAGAACTGACATGGCCCAAGGACCCTTGAACCCCGAACAACGTGACGGCTACTGCGAATCGCAAGGCAACGGCTGGTACAAGCTGATCGACTGGACCTTCTCGCACGGCGTACCACCTGTCATCGAGCATCCTGGGGTCACCCTCGTTGATGTGATCTACAAGGACAACACCAAGGCTTACCTCCTGGCCAAGAACGTTACATGGTCGCAGGTGGCGAAGTTTCGCTTTGGTGCTGTGAAGGCTGAACAAGCCCCCACCGAGACCAAGATCGGTGAGTTCCACCTTCCCGTGCTGCCGACCAAGGTGTCTGCCGTGGCGGAAGTCGAAACCCTCCCCATCTCCAACATCAAGGTGCACCAAGGTGCCGCCTACGCCTGCTTCCCGCACTACTTCAAAGACGTGAGTCACCTCGACAGCATCGATGTCTACCGGGTGATCGATTTGTGGAACGTCACCGACCCGTGCATCCAGCATGCGATCAAGAAGCTACTCGTTGCCGGTGGCCGTGGTCACAAGGACATGACCAAGGATGTGCACGAGGCCATCGTCTCCCTCCAGCGGTGGGAAGACATGCAGGCCGAGAACGGCGTTGGGGAGTGAACCATGTACGAGTTCATCAACACCATGCCGCCGTCCTACATGCTGATCGTCGCTGTCTCTTGCCTACTACTCGGGGTCATCGTCGGTTTCTTCCTGTGCGCCATCCTCATGATGAGTTCACGCGCAGACGACGAAGAACAACTCACCATCCTCAGGCAGCAGGGCATCCCCGTCGCATGGCGTTACCGCATCGGCGAAAGCATGAAGTGGATCTACTCTGAAGACGGGGACGAAGTGAACCTCATCCCGGACCACTGGCAACTCCAATCTCTGAGCCTGATCAGCAATGTCACGTCCATTGAATGAAACCTCCTGGCTCAAGCTGCCGGCAAAGCAGCGCATGGCCAAGGCTCAAGAAGAACTCCGCGCTGTCAGCGAGCAGATCGCAGCCCTGAACGTGAAGATCGATGCGCTGCTGGTTCGTCATACCAGCTTGCGCAACATCGAACACCGGGCTCAACGCGAGATCCTCAAAGAGCGCACGGGCATGGCCACGTTGCGAGCCCTGGTACTTAACTTCCTGGCCGAACACAAAGAAGACTCCTTCCTTGCCGAAGAGATCCGTCAAGAGCTTGAACACACGCACGGCATCACGATCCTTCCCAACACGATGCGCAACACCCTGGCCAACATGATCAAGAAGAGCCCGGCGTACCCGCAGCAAGCTCACGTCGAGGTCTATGAACGTGTTGAAGAAGGCGGAAAGATGTACCCGCGAGCCCGCTATCGATTCGGTGCCAAGGAAAACGCGCCACACATTTCTCCGCTGACGGCCAGGGAGAAGACCAATCGGTATCAGGTCTCTCGCTCGAAGAAGTTGCAGGCGATCAAGCCCTTTCTGCCGCTCAAGTGAGCACTACACTGGTCTCCCCTCAACCCACTGTGGAGTCAACCATGAGCCAAGAACACACCTGCGTTTTCGCCTACACCGAGAGCACCGGCCAGGGCTACCCCGGCTACCTGAACGTGACCGATCAAGGCGACAACACGACGCGCATCAACGTCCGCACCCGAGGCCAGCATGGCACCGTGGTGGCCCACATCGATCTCCCGGATGAGCAGGTGGACGAACTGCTCGACCACCTCATCTCCCACCGTTACCTCCGTCAGACCAAGGTGAAGACCACCTGACATCACAACCCCGAAAGGAAGCACCATGAACACCAAAGCAGCAACCCCCACCACCGACACGGTGATCGAGGGCCTCGTCCCCGGCAGCGTCAAAGCCGCCATGAAGGACGCAGGCGCCTCGTCGTCCGACCTGTGGATGGTCCCCTACAGCCAGTTGCGTGTGATTCCGGGCTTCAATGTCCGCATTCGCAACGCTGAGTACCTTGCCCACCTCAACGACATCAAGAACTCAATCACGGCGAACGGTTTCTACCGTGACAAGCCGCTCGAAGGCTACGTGGGCAAGGACAGGAACGGCAACAACGCCATCTTCGTGACCGGGGGTCACACGCGGCACGAAGCCGTGGGCATGGCCATCGAAGAAGGTCACACCATCGAAGCGGTCCCGGTGATCGTCAAACCGCAAGGTACGTCGCAAGAAGACATCACAGTTGCCCTGGTCACCGGCAACAAGGGGCGTCCCCTGACGCCCATCGAGACGGCCATCGTGTGCAAACGTTTGCAGGGCTTTGGCCTGGACAACAAAGCCATCGCTGATCGTCTCTGCTTCACCAAGAAGTACGTCGACAACCTCTTCGAGTTGCTCGCGGCTCCCGCTGCTGTGCGCAAGCTGGTCGAGCAGGGCAAGGTCTCGGCGTCCCTGGCCATCGAAGAACTCAAGAAGGACGGCAAGGGTGCGGCCAAGAAGCTGACCGAAGCCGTCGAGGTGGCCGAGGCCGGTGGCAAGAAGAAGATCACCAAGAAGACCCTGACCAAGGGCGACACCAAGGCCAAGAACCCCGAGATCGTGGTCGACGTGTACGCCCCGGCTGAAGACCTCGAAGCCAACGACTACGTGACGTTCTTCGTGCGGGTGCCCCGCCAGCACGTCGACGCCATCGACGGCAAGCGGCTGCGCGTGCGCGTGCTGGGTGACGTGCCGAAGGTCGAAGCCGAAGACGACGAGAGCCTTTGATCAACCACCCAACCACAACAAGGAAACCAGCCAATGAGCGATACCGTCACAACCACTCAACTGTGCAAGCACTTCGGTGTGCAGTTCCGTCCCGAGATCCTGATCGAGGCCGGCGTCAAGCCCGTCTCCAGGGTCAAGAACGGCTACAACTGGAAGGTCAGCGACGTTCTGGCCATCGGGGATGCCGTGATCGAGCACATCAAGAGTCGTCTCAACGCCCCCGTGGACAGGTCAGGATCACTCACAGCGGCCGAAAAGAGGGTTGTCAAGGGCAAGGTAGCCGAGAAGCCCCACGATCCTCTGAACGACGACGACGATGACGACGACAGCCTGTGACGGCACGACGCAATGAAGAAAGGCCCCACACGGGGCCTTTTGTTTTGGTGGGCTTAATTCGCTGATCCGCGCCGAGTCGGGTGGTTAAGCGGCGATGGCTTCAATGCAGCCAGCTCGGCCGAATTTTGGTTTGAGCCAAGATCATCAACGACTTCGATGGTCGATCTTGTAACGGACGTCAGCTCACGCCAACAACAGGACGACCAAGGGACATTGATTCCACATAGGTCGACCACTTCACAAGGTCGATCCGCCCTGCATCACGCTCAGCCGCCAAGTAGTCCAGCAGGTTGCTCATGCCGTGCGTCGCGTGATAACCGGCGACGTAAGCCTGAGGGCCTGGTGCGACCTTGAACTCATGGCCCATCAGGAAGAAGGCTGAGCCGCGTAGCTTCGCCTCTTCGATGTAGTCGATCACCGTGGCCACCGGCTGGGCGTTGCTCAGGTTGCAGCCTGCTGGGATCGCGTAGCGCGAGTTCCTGTTCACATCGGGAATGCCAAGGTGCGCCGCCAAATGGAACTGCGAACGGTTCGAGGCCCCCACTTCTCGCGCCGCCTTGAAGCCGTTTGACACCAGCCAGTCAATCAGAGACTGATCAAATTGACCTTGCACGTACGTGTGCAGCTTGCGCGATTCATCGGTGACTCCCCACTCCTTCAGCAGCGCGTCGCACTGCAAGATGTTGGCCGTGTACTGCGCGAAGCTGGCCGGCGCATACGCGACGTTGTTGGCCCCGTGATTCACATATTCGATCAGGTCGCCATAAGTCGCCAGAGACGTCCTGAACTGCTGCTCGGTCATGAAGCCCGGCGCACTCACATAGCCCGCGTCGATCGAGAAAGAGCCGGGAACGTTGCGCTCCTTCATCGCCGGGAAAAGGTAGCTGGCCCACTCGGAGTAACCATCGTCACAGGTCAGAACGACAGTTGGCTTCGGCTTCTTGACCACGCCCGCGAACCCGACCCACACGCTTCCTGAAGGCGGGTTGGCGTCACTGAAGCAAGTGACTTTCATGCGCTTGAGACCGTCAAGGTTCGGGGCACCTTGAACGCTCACAACGCCCGCGAGCGAGCAATCAGCCATGAGCAGCCGCCACCCATTGCCGATGTCCTTCACAGCGTTGAGCGCATTGTTCGTGATGTTCACTTCGTAGTAGTTCGCGTAACCTGCGTCACCGATGTACAGCTTCGCGGCGGTGATGGGAGCTGTGCCATTGACCGCGACAACTGCGTATCCGCTCAGCAGCTCACGCGCCACACCCCGGATGGCGACTGAAGCACCCGAAACACCCACTTCGAAGGCCGTGCCACTCGGTGCGCCACCGAACGTCACGCGCGTTGTCGGACGCCCACCAAACTTCACGTTTGTGTCGCTAGAGATGACCGCGCCAGAAGAACCCGCCGAAGTCCATTCGTTGATCGCATCGGTCCCCGTTGGCAAGACCGCGCCCGCCCACGGTGAAACGACCTGATTAGCCTGCCAGGGCACCGCACCACCCACCGGCTGACCCTGAGCGTCCACGACTTGATTCTGCGCGTTCAAACGCGGCAGCTTGACCAGCGGGTGCGTGCCCGAAAGCATCTGGTCAAACGCCGGCCAGTTGTGCTTGTCGTCTTGTTCGTCGCCGAGACCGACAGGCATGACGAGACCGTTGGAAGTGATTTCACGTTTTCCGGGAGAAGGCATGATTATTCCTTTCTAAAGGTTGCTTCGGTGTGCCGATTCTCAGCGAAATTGCCGAGCCTCTACGGCTTCACTTCTTAACCGTTCGATGGCCTCGTCGCTGACAGCTTCAAAGACATCTTGCGGAGGGTGGATCAGCATGACCGGCTCGGCACAAGCTGACCTTCGCTTATGGATCTGATGAGTTTGCCCACGATCCTCTGAACGACGACGATGATGACGACAGCCTGTGACGGCTTCTTGCAATGAAGAAAGGCCCCGTGTTGGGCCTTTTGTTTTGGTGGGTTAGGTCGTGACCATGGTTCCACCACCCACTTCGATCCAGCTTGTGCCGTCGAAGTAGAGATCGACCCACATGCCAGGGGAGCCGAGGGTGCGTGTGGTGCTACCACCTGAGCCGAGATTCTGCACAACAATGGCACCTGTGCCTGTCGCAGCAATCGAGCGGACAACCCTGGCCGAGTCACCTGCCATGGCGTTTGTTGGTGCGCTCACGTAGTACGAAGTTGTGCCAATCGCTGCGGTGTAGACGATGATGGCTCGGCCACCGTAAGCGCCGAACGGCCCGTTACTGTTCGTCCGAGCGACAAACACATCTTCCGCACGGCGCACACCCGTTGCACTGCTGACAGCCCACTTGCCGCTGTTGGCGTTGGCTTTGAGCGTATCGACAGCGCCGGCAGTCCGCGACAGCCACGGCAAGCCGCAGACCTTCGAGCCCGAATCTTGGATCGAGCGAACCATCACGGCGGGCAGGTCGATGTACTTGTCGTACGAGCCCGACGTGGTTCCTCGGTAGACCCGAATGACCGTCGCAGAAGGGAGGCTGCTGCCAACACTGGTCGTCAAGAAGATGCCGGTGTCTGTGGTTGCCGAGATCGTCGCGGACTGCACACCGTTCGACTGGTTAACCCCAATCATGTTCACGGGGTCGAGCAGGTACTGCGTCGTGTAGTAGTACGTGCCTGCGGCCTCGTCCCAATCAGCTTGAGAACTCGAAGCCGAAGCGAAGTACGCGCCACCGTACGTGGAATCCATGGTGACGGTACGACGGATGTCTTCGAGCGTGTAGCCGTGGAGGATGCCGTAGGCACTGGCCATGTGGGCAGCGGCAGCCCACGATGAGACGGCCGCGTCGGAGGCGTTGGCGATGCGCAGGCCCAGCAGTGCGGGGGCTGCGGCGCTCAAGTCAGAGACCCGGTAGCAGTTCTCGATCTGGAGGTGATACTCGTGGTGAGTTTTGATCTCGAAAGCGTAAGGGCTCTGGAAGTTGCCCCAACCATAGTTGAACTCGATGTTCTTGAGCTTGGCGAAGTACGCCGCACTGCTGAAGCCGCTGCCGACAAAGACGAGCGGTGTGTAGTTGTGTGCGGTCGGGACGGCCACGTAGAAGTCTTCGAGGGCCACGTTGGTCCTGTCGCAAGTGACCTTGCCGAACTCGCTGTGGAAGACCTCCATGCGCAACGCCTTGACGCCAACGAAGAGGTGATCTCCATTGACGTTTCCTCGCACGACAGCACTTGCGCAAGACAGCAACGAATCGCTGTTCTTGAAGCGAACAGCTTTGATCGGGTTTGTGCCGCCGCTCGAAGTGACCCCGCCTGAGTCCGGGAAGGTGCAGCGGTCAATCAGCACGGTGTCACCAGTCCCGTCGATCTCAATCTGGTACTCGGTGGTGCCGTTGTACTCTTGGTCAGAGTGACATCGGATCACCGTGAATCGGTCAATGTAATGGTTCCGAGGTCGTTTCAGAGCACAGGTCATCCGGTAGGAACGGATGTCTTGGAAGAAGGCGGAACCAAAGCACATTGCGCCCCGAATGTTCGGCAGGTTCGTCGTGTAGTTGTTGAAACGAGCACCAATGATGCCGCCGAGGTATTGAGCAGCATAGATGTTTGATACAGCCGTCGTCCCATTCGTCGAGTTGATGAGGAACATCCACCCATCGGTGAACGATGAACTGGCCGTCGGAGTGAAGGTCAAGGGGTGCGCCCCGTTGCCGGCCCCTTCGCCGACAATGAACACCCCCGCAGGGACGAACACAGTCGATTCGAGCAAGTAGTTGCCCTTTGGGGCACAAACGAAAGCCGGCACCCCGAGAGCCGCAGCGGCCTGACACGCTGCATTCCAAGCAGCGGCCGAAGGGGTCACACCCGAAGGGTCTGCCCCGCCAGCAAAGGTGGGGTTGGTCGCCCAAACAACAGCGCCGCTCACAGGTCGCCCTTGAGCGTCCACGACTTGATTCTGCGCGTTCAAACGCGGCAGCTTGACCAGTGGGTGCGTGCCCGAGATCATCTGATCGAGAGCGCGCCAGTTCGTCTCATCGTCGAACTCGTCGCCGAGACCAGCAGGCATGACGAGACCGTTGGAAGTGATTTCACGTTTTCCGGGAGAAGGCATGATGTGTTTCCTTTCTAAGGTTGTTTCAGTGAGCTAACTCTCAGCGAAATTGTCGGGCCTCAACGGCTTCGTTTCTCAAGTCTTCAATGGCCTCATCGCTGATAGCTTTGAAGGTTTCCTGAGGTGGGTGAATCAACATGGACAGTTCAGGACAAGTCTTGCGCTGCCGAGTGGCCCTGCAAGCCTGCCCACGATCCGTGATCCGAATCCCTCGCTCGATCAAGCCCTCGTTCAAGAGTTTTCCGATCACCCGGTACAGTGTCTGTGGGTGCACGTCGAGCGAACGCAGATCTGAGATGCGGACGAACCCATCCTTCTCTTTGAGGATTTGGAGGACACGTTCCGCAGTCGTCATGTCACTGCTTTCCGAGTGCGGCAATCTCGTCGATGTGCGGCAACCACACCTGTTTGAGTTCAGGATCACGCAGGGGGTCACGCGTGTACGGTTTGATGGCCGCGTTGACCCCCACCACGCTCGGGTTGGTGAGGATCTGCGCAAAGGCCCGTTTGCTGGCGACCAGGGAGCATGTCGACTTCAGGCAGACGAACATGGTCGGCATGGCTTCCCTGGGACAGTAGTAGGCGATGAAGTCCCCCTTCGCGTTCGAACGCGCAATGGCGCTTGTGCCGCTGCCGGCGAGCTGCTTGGGCAGACAGGTCACTGCGGAAGCCATGGCCATGGCTGGCAAGATGGTCAGGATGAACGTGAAGAAGAGTTTCATGATGGTTCCTTTCAATCTTCAGTTTTCCGAATGCACAAAGGCGCGATGGATTGGATGTAGTTCTGCAAGCCGATCACTTGCTCGGCGTCGAGTTCACCGTCTCGCGCCACTTCTTGATGTCGTTCTCCGCAGCTTTCGAGGCTCCGAGCGAGCGCGGCTTGCTCATCAACTCGGCATTCGGTGGTGGTGCCTTGGGTGGCTCCACGTTGGTAACGGGCAAGGGTGTTGCGCAGCCGGCCAAGCTCAGTGCGAGCAGCATCGGCAGAAGCGATGGCCGTGTCACGGGCCTTGATGTACTCGTCATAACGGTTCTCCTTGTTGCCCGAGACATCAGCTTCGAGCTTGCGGCTGCTCTCGGATTCGGTGGTCTTCGCAGCCCTGGCCAGTGCCCTTTCGCTCTCCTGTCCTTCGGCAAAGCGGGCCTCGCCGAACGACCAAACCCCGAAAGCGCAAAGGGCCGCGAGAGCGGCACCTGCAATGACCTTGTAGTGGGTCGGGATCACGAACATGGAAACCTCCTAGGGATAGAACACGCGCCGCTTGGAGCCCGGTGGCACCGATTGCAGGTGAGTCCAACCCTTCGTCGACGCGGGATGCTCGATCCACAACCCGATCTGCTCCAGAGCCTTGATTCCGCGCTCGCTGATGAGCCACTCGTCGAAGTCGCCATCCGGGTCGTACACATCGACAGCTTGCCCGGTGATGTGCTTGGAGTTGACGGCCGCACCCTTTGTGGATGAGTTGATCGCGGGCGGGCGCCAGCCACCGGAGATGATCGACTTCGTACGTGGGTGAATCTCGAACTTCACCCCGTCCGCCTCGGCCAAGGGCAGCAGCTTGTTGATCAGGCTGACGAGGACTTCAGCGTTGCGGTAGACCAGCGTGCTCAGGTCCATCGGATGAGTCTTGTCCCGGCCCATCCAGTAGTTCGCGAGGGTGATCTGCGTGCTCATGATTCGTCGTCCCGTGGCAGGAGGTCTTCAGGTGGCCCACTCTTCCATCTGCTCATCGACAACACCAGCCCGATGAGGACGGCAGCGGAGAAAAGCGTTTGGCCCACACCGGGCCACTGCTGGAAGAACATCGGCTGCAACCCACTGGCCAGGGAGCCGACGAGCAAGAGCACAAACTGAAGTCGCACCCGTTTGCAGACCTTTGCAGACATCGAGTTGAGTCTGCACAGGCATGCCCAAAAGCAGCCTGCGCAGATGGTGAGGTTGATCGAAGCGATGAGTTGGACTTCAGGCGTTGCCATCAGAGCCTCCGGTGCTTTGGCCTTCGATCTTTGCGCCGATGCGACCTTTGACTTTCTCCCATGCCCAATTGACCAGCTTCGGCCAGTCGTCGCCCACCCCACCGATCAGCAGCCCGATAGGAGCGAGCAGCCATGTGATGTCGATGTCGAGCTTGAAGTAGTGCTTGGCCAACTCAGCCAAGCCAACGGTCACGAGGCATGCCGTGCCGATGATCTTGAGGAAGAACGCGAACGCTCCTGCGTTACGTTCGAGGGGCGGCTTGCGCCCGAGAGACCAGCTTGCGCCGAGCGCCGCTGAGAGGATGATCACTGCGTAGGGGCCTACGATCTTTGCTGCTTCCGGCGAGAACACCAAGAGCAGCAAGGCCACTGTCGCTTCCACCGGATTAAGCTGGCTGTGCGGCATGCTGATTCCCAAAAGATTGACGGTTCAACCATTTGGACGCTCATTGTACGCACAACGTTGCAATTTCAAACACCCCATGAAAAGAACCCCGCCGACTTGCGTCGGACGGGGTTTAGGGAGACTCGTGTTGGCAAGGCCAGTGTAGCAGGACTTACACGGCTGCGTTGCTCACCTTGAAGTCGATCCTGTATTTCTGCCATGAGGTGTAGCCGTCACGCACCGCCTCCAGGGTGAGGTAGCCATCGGTCAACACCACAGGTGCACCCACGGCGCCGACCGTGATCCCGAAATCACTTCTCGCCGTGGCCAAGGGGTAAGTCCAACTGGCTCCCGTGATGCCCGTCGTCGTCCTGACCACGCTGTTGTCGCTCGACCTGTGGGCCTTGACGGTGTAGGTGGTGCCCGCCTCAGGGCCGATGCTGGTGGCCAAGTGGTCGATCAACTGGTCGAACTGTGTGACGCGATCACGGTGCGCCCAGGTCAGGCTCAGCGTATCGTTGGTCGGGTTGATGGTCTTGACCTCGGTGAACGGGTCACCGTTGACCTCGACCAACCCCGGGGCGTACGGTCGAGCAAAGCGGAAGTTGAACGTGAGGGCCGAAGGTGGGCTGTACTCGATGGGCACCTGAGAACTGGCCGTCTTCGGCAGGATCTTCACACCTACCGTCTCAGACCCGGCGTACTCACGTCCGTCGTAGCCGATGCTGTCGTTGAAGAACCAGATGCGCGAGCCAGCGGCGTGAGCCTGTGGGATCGTATCTGCACAGCCACGGGCGACGACCAACTCAGTCGACGAGATGCTGACCACCTTGACGATCTCGTCGTTGATCATCGCAGCCTCGCCGGCCAGGATTTCGTCGACGCCCGTTGAGCGCAAGTTCTCGATGTCGAAGACGGTGGTCAAAGGGCCTACGGCATTGACGATCTGCGCGTTCGGGCAGAAAGGCGCCGAGGTGGCTGTCACGGAATAGTCGCTATTGGCCATGGTCAGATCGGGCAGTTGTAGGAAGCGTCGACAGCATTGTCATCGCTGGTCGGCGCACTCGTGCGAACCGCGATGTCATACGCACCGTTGAGCGGTTTACCCTTGTCAGCCACGACACCGATGCCGGCTGACGTGGCGTCCACGAAAGCAAACTCGGAAGCCGTCGTGTATCGAGCGACAAGGAAGTAAGGCACTTCGAACGCGCGGTTGAACGGCACACAGGGTGCGGTGTCAGGTGGCGTCCAAGTGCTGCCCACGCTGCCACCAAAACTCTCGGAGGGCAGGCCAAAGACATCCTGCACTGCGGTGACTTTGATGTTGCCGTCGCCGAAGTTGTCTTCGATCTTGCCCACGCGAACCACCGTCTCAGGGATGTTCATCGAAGGGTGGGCGATTCGAATGGCTTGACCGGGGTAGACCGCATAGCCTCGGCGGTCGAGCCGGAAGCTGTAGCGACGAAGACTGGTAGCGGAAATGCGTAGATCACGCTCGGCCACGCGCAAAGCGAGCGATGCCGTTGGGATACCTGGGTAGTCCCTCGTGCTCGCGTTCACAACACCGTACTTGCCGATGACACCGCCGAGGCTGTCGCTTCGAACGATCCGAGCCTCATTCGTCACAGCGTGCCTGTATTTCACTTGAATGACGTTGACCTGTTCGTTGGGGCTGACGACATCGTTCGAAGAAACGTCAAGCAGGCCAGTTTCCGGCGTAAAGAGTGGAAGCGTGCTCACCGTGTAGTCGTCACGGATCAACTTCAGCGTGATCTTGCCGGTGCTTCTGTCGGTGTAGAGCGTTGCAGCGACATGATCAAGAACCGAACTGATGAAGTTGCGGATCGTGTCCTTGCGTGACCACTTGATGCACAGGCCGAAGCCTTCGGACCACAGGGTCTGCGCGGAAGCGGCAAAAGAGGTGTCGTCAATCGCATCGGCGCTCAAGCCTCGACCCCACTGCTTGTTGGTCAAGCACTCGTAGATGATCAGGGCCGGGTTCATCGCATGGATGTACTTGTCACCCCATTCGGAACCGAGGGTAGCAAAGTCGTTCGGCGTCATGATGATCTTGCCGTACGTCACACCCCACGAAGGTAAGGTGCCATCTTGCCAACCAGAGAGCACGCGACGCACGCGCATCTTCCATGCCTTCGGGTATGGGTTGAGTGCGCTGACCAGACCATCGAAGAACAGCGTGAACTTTCGACGGAACGCAGGTTGCGCGGTCCCTGTCATCGCCTCGATCTCACCTGGGGCCGTCTGCGTGTCCTCTCCGAACATCGCCCGCACGGTTCCTTGGATACCACCCTCGCCTTTGTCCCCGCCGAACAGGTTCGGATTGTCGATTGAGAAGTAACCTGACGATGTGACCGAGCCACTCCACGCCAGCTTGTCGCCAACCTTGATGGCCACGAGTTCATCGACAGGGCCACGGCAAACACCCATGTGAATGCCGAAGTAGTAGCGGTAGCCAACCACTTGGCTCCCACCGCCACCGCCACCTTCAAGCGTCATCTGGCCGTGCGGCCCACGAGGCTGGAACGCCCGCTCGGGCAGCATGTCCCATTCATGACGGTGCCAACGACTCATTCTTCTTCCCCTGCTGCACGACGACGTGCGTACTCGGCCACCTGCTTGCCCAGGGCATCGTTCGTGGCCTCGATGGTTTCAATCGGATAGCCGTGCATGAGGAAGTGCTGGAAGTCCAACTTGTTGAGGTTGAACCACTGACGAGCACCACGCACGCACAGGTTGCAGGCACGAACGTCTGCGATGGTCACGGTGATGTCGGTCACTTCTTGCCCCCCTTCGAGCGGATGGCGGTGGTGCGGTAGTTGCCAACGGCCAGGACGGTCCAGTCACCCGACCAGCAGTCACCGAAGATCACGGCTTGCGGGGTGCCTTCGTCAACCTGCGGGAAGTCAATGTCCTCGAATGCCGTGGCCCGAGGTGTTTCAGGTTTAGGGGCCATAGAGACAGAGACGTAGATCGAGATGACAAGGATCGCGATATAGATTGCAAGTTCCATGGCCGCTCCTTAGAAGACCGGATTGCCGTCGAACGGCGACTTGCCAGGAAGGCTCGGCACGCCACCGTAGTTGTTGTAGTTGCCGAAAGACTGGCAAGTTGCTGGCGTGTGATCGCACCCTGGATAGACCCGGATCTGCGTGCCCGCGAAGATGTCGGTCGTTCCTTCGAAGATTGAGAGCGTCGAGCCAACGTGCTTTCGGATCGTCTTGTAAAGCTGACCCTTGACCGGGTGCTGGAACTGGAGGAAACCACCGTTGAACTTCCCGTCAGGTTGGCCCGCCAAGCCGTCAACTTGCACGCTGTCAGCAGTCAGGCTCATGACAAACACGTCGACGCCGAAGAACGCAGCGATGAGCTTGCATTCGTCGTCATAGATCGTGTGTGTGCAGGTTCGCTCCCAGCACAGCCGCAAGCCTTCGCGGTCCATCGAGTCACCAATTGCGCCGCAGATGAACTTGCACTGGCCAATCTCGTCGAAACTGACTTCTCGCACCTCACCCGTGTAGGTCACAAGGAACTCATCGTCAGCGTGGTGCTTGTCGTAGATGATGACCCGCACAGTTCGGGTCGGCGGTGAGCGCACGAACCACTGAGCCGGCTCGATGTCCGAAGGGGCTGTGATCGTCATCGTGTCGGCGATCTTGTCGCCGGTCGAACGCAGACCATCATCCTTGATGGCCACGGGCAGGAACATGAGTGCCCCTGCAATCGGGATCAACGTGGTCAGGTTGGGCGCAGAAGTGAAGCCGAAGTCGCGGCTGCCGTCTTCGAAGACGAAGCGGTAACAGCGGATCGGTTGTCCACTTTCTGTGGATGTTTCGCGTGCATTGAAGCTCATGATCAGGCCAACTCGAATTGAAAGCGCAGGTTCGCCGACATGCCGATGTTCTTGAGCCGCGTGCGCTCTGACAGCCCGGTGCGGAGAACCCGCTCGACCGTATATCGATCCCGCTGCTGCCGGTAGCACAGGGCATAGGAACTGGTGCCTGCGTCATAGCGAATGTACGCGAAGATCACGTCAGACGAGGACGATGAAAGAGCGCGACGGTCGTCCATGGCCACGCGTGGGGAGGTAATGCCTGTGCCGAAGCTGGTGAAGACGTGCCCTGGGACCGTGCTGTCGTACCACCAAAGATAGGTCGTTTCACCTTCGATGAACACTACCGTTGGGCGCATGTTCTGATCGAAGGCGAAACTCAAGTGGTTGATGCCTGCACGCGTGAACAAGGTCTCGCGTGGACCGTCAGCCGGTGCAACGCGAACCTCCAGGCTTTCGTACCAGCATGTCCAATCCTGAACGTCCAGACCGAACGACGGATCGTTGATGGCCACGCCCCCACGTTCGTAGTCGACGAGGCTCGACGGCAAACGGTCGTCCGGACTCAAGAAGAGCCCGGGGATCGGGTACGTGGCAGGCGCGTTAGACGGCAGCATCAGATGACCTTGCGCGCCCACGAGAGCTTGAAGTTGATGGTCAGGATGTTCGAAGCGGTCTTGGGGATTGAGGGGCTGAAGCCCATCTTGTACATACCAAGCGGGGTGATCAGATTGAAGCTGCCGATGCTGGAGGTGATGTCGCTCAGCCCAGCGATGGTTTTGAACAGGCGTTCGTTGCTGTTGTTCACGTAGGAACCGTCGAAGCCCGTTGTGCTGGGTCGGTTGAGGAAGCTGCCACCCGGCCCATCCGTGACACCGCCAAGGGTGCCAGGGCCATACCCGAGAACGTCCTGAATGCCGTTCGTGATCCCGTTACCCAACAGGTAAGCGAACATGCTGGTGCCTTCGGCCCACTGGTCCACGTCGCTCGCACGCACTGTGACCGTGTAGGTGGTGCCGCCGATGTCGACCGTGGTCACGTTGTCCGTTGTTGGCCAGTACACCCGAAGCTCGTAGACCAGATCGAGGACTTCATCGGAGAGCACGGTCACCGTCGTGGGTGTGCCACCACCGTCTCGGATCAGCGTGCGGCTGAAGAGATTGTTGGACGCCCAGCCGATGCCGACCTCGGCCAAGTTGCCTGCGGCAACCCCGGCTGCGAAGCGGAAAGTGCGACGGCAGTACGCGAAGCCATTCGCAAGATCTGTCCCCTTGATGTCAGAGCCTTGCGTTGTCGTGGTGCTACCAACCAGGGCGGCAAGAGTGCTCTGCGCGTTTGCCGGCGTGGTGTTGCCAGAGCCGACGACGGCAGTGGACATGATGCCGCCAGAGCCGATGCGGTTCAGACCGTTGTCGAGCACGAGGTTGTCAAACCAGTCAGCCACGGTGCGGACACTGCCATCGGGGCGCGTGGCACGCAGCATGTAGCGGCCACTGAGTTGCGAGGTTACTTTGTTCATGTCAGTGTCACTCCTGTTACGGTAAGGCTTGTCTCGATGGCGTGCGCCTCGTCTGTATAGCTCACAGGGGCTTCTTCTAGGCTCACGGTTGAGACAAACATTGAGGCTTGCACTGCATAGCCCCACATCGGCAGTTCAACCATCGAAATGCCCGTGACTGCCATGCCAACGTCCAGCTTCTCAACGGCGTCGACCGGGTAAGGCTTCGATGTGACGAAGCAGTTGATGTCAGGCAGATCACCGATGTCGACAGACTTGAGCACGACACTGGTCGAAACCGCTCGACTGCCGTCAACGTGATGGCGCATCTCGAATCCGTCTTGATCGAACCGGGACGGCACCATGAAGTGCACACGGTTGATCTCGGATCGCTTGATCAACGGCAACGGCACGTCGACGAAGTACCGCTCTGCCGTGAGCGTTCGAACGACAGAAGTGAGCTTGCGGTAGAGCGTGGGGCGACCGTCGTCGAACACGATGGCGATCATGATGCGGCTGTCTTGCGGCTTGACGAAAGCCTCGCTGAAGCCGGTGTCCAGGGCATCAAAGTAGCTGCCGGAGATCGCACCAACCGGCTCAATGTCCATCGTGAACGACGGTGCCCAAAAGCTCACAGCCTTGCCGCGTGCGGCCGAGATGAACTTACGAAAGCGCAGAACATCGCTGCGCTCAAGGAGCTTGAGACTTGCCCGTGTGCCGATGCGATCACGCTCGCCCGAGTCGAAGTAGTGCCGCACACCAGTCTCGTTGTCGAGCACGACGATGTTGCGGTCATGGCTCACGGTAACGCTGTCCGACCAATCGGGATCGAAAGCGAACACCGGAGCGCAGTACCCCCAATCCTCTACCGGAGAGTAGAGGGTGTATTCAAGGATCTCAAAGCGTGCGGTGATCTGCGACACCCGGTCTGTGAGGTTCTGAATCTGCGGCAACTGATCAAACCTTGCCACGCGCAACGGTGTGATGCGCGAGCCACGTTGCCAATTCATCGTCGGGGCTTCTGCCAGGGTGATCGTGGTGTCCGTGACCGACACGATTTTCACGACCTCATGGACGGCCGGCTCTTTGTTGTGCATCAGCGCATAGCTGTTCGGGTAAAGCTCAGGCTCATCCAGTGTGCCAAGCGGGAACTCGATCTTCGTTGGATCGGCGCTCGGCTCACCAGCTTCATCGACAAAGCCCACGCTGGGCACAGCGAGGTACATGCGAATGCGCATGCGGTCGTCAGCGAACTTCGTGGCTCTGCTCAACGTGCCGCACGCCACACAACTGCCTGTGGAATCGAACAACGCGACTTCACGCGGCTGGATCTGTGTGATCGTCACCGGCAGGATGACCTCGATAACCACCAGAAGAGTCTCTGCGTCTTCGTAGTAGACGCGTCCAGGCGGCAAGCGAAAACGTTCATCGACCAGGGCTGTGACATCACGGTCGAGCGTCAAGGCGCCAATGCCAATGGCGACTTGATGAATGGCCACGGTTGTTCCAGCGGACAGGGCTCGCCCCATCCAGCGCAAGCCGTAGTTTGTGTGGATCAACTGATTGGCCATGTTCTGCTCAAACGTCGCCGATGCTGTGGGCTGAGATGAACAGATTGTCGAGGTCTTGGTCGTTCAAACCGAGAACCAGGGCAACAGTCATGATCATCAGGCTTTGGCGGCGGAAAGTTCGCACGCTGTCCCACGCTTCCTTGACCAAAGCGTCGGTGTCGGGGTGCTCGATGTAAGCGCGAATGGCAGCCATGTAGCCAGATTGAATGAGCGCAGCACGGCCCTGAAAGCTGGAGACCTCCACCGGAACGGCGCCAGGAGGGATCTCTTCCGCGACACACGTCATGCCGTTGAGGGTGTATTCGGTCAAAGCCATGATCAAACTCCGAGGCGCACAGGTTGAACAAAGACGTTGCCGTGATAACCGGAGTTCGGCACACACGTCAGGATGGCGTAACTGTTGGGGCCAGAAGCCACCAAGCGACCTTGTTGGGTCAGAGCGAAGAGGCGTTGACCACCGTAGAGGGGGCTGCCCTGAATATGGATGTCAACGATCTTGTCCCCGGGCGCAACACCCATCAGGCCAGCACGTTTGAACCTCGTGTTAGTGCCGGTAGAGTTCCAGCCGACACATTGGGTGAGGTTCATACCAGCAGACCAGATGTTGCCGTCTTCATCGAGCACGACCATCTGCTGTCCACTGTAGCCAGAGGCGACCGTCTTTCCTGTGATGACCTTGACGACCTTGCCCTGGAACGGAGGGGAGCCGCTGAGAACGTCAGTGTCGGTCTCATCAGTCCAGCCGATTGGCTCCAAGGGCGTGCCACGGGCTGTGGTGTCACCGACGCCAAGGACACCGTGTACGTTGCAGCCCCAAACCTTGAGACGTTTCCCGGTGGTAACAGCCCAACCCCAGCCGAAGTCGCCACCTCCGATGCCCACGTCTGCGATGTCGCTCAAGCCGATGACTGTCGTTGGGGTGTTGCGGTCAGTGGTCGTGCCGTCACCCAAGTTGTTATTCAGGTTGTAGCCCGCAGCCTTCACGGTGCCATCTTTGAGCAAGAACAACGTGAAGCCGTAACGTGTGTTGGATGTGTTCATGCCAACACGGTTAACCACTTTGGCAGCAAGCAGCCCTGCGATGACCACGGGGGTATGGGTCGCCGCAGAGCCGCCCACGCCCAGCATCCCTTGAGAGTTCGGACCCCATGCGTAGCAGGTGCCGTCTGCTCGCCATGCAAAGTTGCCGCTGTAGTTGTCGGAGCCGGCTGAGATGCCAACAGCACCCGAGATGGCCAAGCACTTGACCGGCGTGGAGATGCTCCTTTCGGTGTTGATGCCGTCACCAGCGTCGGCTGTATTGGAGTAACCCGAAAAGTAAACATCCCCGTTGCTGCACAAGAACAGCGCGTTGCTGTACTGGTCGTCGGAGCGATTGGAACGTGGCTTGACATCAACCACGGACAACCCGCCAGAGAAGAAGTAATTGATGCGGGTGAAGATGTAACGACGAGCGGTGTCCCCATGTCCACCAATGCCACGAGCGTTGACCCCTGCGTGGTAAACCCAGCCGTTCGACAGCCAAACGAAGCTGTCAGCACCGGCCATGCTGAAGCCTGCGATGGTCACCCCTGCCGGGATCTTCGGTGCAAAGTTGGAAAACGAAGGCCGAATGTCACCATCGTGGGTGTGCCCCGTGCCGAGGTTCGATGCCGTTGCCCGCCCCCAGCCAACGATGCGCCCGTCGACCATTTTGGCGAGAATACCCGCGTAGTTGTTTTCGAAGTAGGAGGTCTCCGGCAGTTGGGCCACGTTGTCGGTGACGTAGGACAAGGCCGATGCCGCCGTGGAAAGGGCGGTGGCGGCGTCTGTTGCCGCGTCATCTGCCACGCCTTCGACACGCGCAACCTCAGCCTTGAGCCACGCCTGCCGATTCAGCAGTGCCTGGGCTTGTCGGTTCAATGGGGCGGTCGATGGCCCACCGAGCAACGGTGTCTCGCCGTCCCATTGCCACACAGCAGCGTTCTCGTCGGGAGTTGGTGTCAAGTCGGCCATGGTCAGTCCTTGTATCCGTTTGAGGTTGTGGCACCGTCAGAGAGAACGTCGCCGTCTGAGATTGATGTGTAGAGGAAGTCAAGACCGTAGGAGAAGTAGGTTCCGTCACTCTTCCTAAGCCCGTTGCTGACCAGATTGTAGCCATCGAACGGAACAACGACCGTCTCCTTAGGGTCACCATAAGGGAGTCGCAAGGACTCGTGCCACAGGGGCACCAAGAACTCCCCATGGCCGTTACCTGAGATGAAAGCGTCCAGGCGCGAGCGAACTGACCTCTCTCTCAGGAAAGAAGCCTCGAATGAGCGCCGTGGGTAGAGCCGCATCGCCCTGCGTTGCTCGGCGTCCGAGGTACTCGTCAGGACGTTGGTCTTGTACTCCAGGCGTTCAAGAACCCCGTCCTTCCAGTTTGGAATCACAGAGAAGACAGGCAAGGAGGCTCGGTAATCCGGCATCTCCGGCATCTCGGACGGTGCAACCGTGCCAGTGTCGCTTGCCACCCACCCCTCGTTGTCAGAGGCGTAGATCAGGTTGCCGCTGCGCCGGATGTTGAAAACGACATAGCAGTCATCCGGGCCAACCGAGATATTGCGCAGGATCACGTCGAGCTTGCGCACACCAGACTTGGCAACGAAGACCTCGCGCTCGATGACACCTTGGCTTGAGGTGCAAGTGAAAAGCAACTGCTTCTGCTCTTTGCGAAACCCCAGGTGTTCATCAACGGTGTTGAGCAGAAAGGTTGCCGAGGTCTTTGCGGCACAACGGATGACGTATGTGCCTGAGTGCAGGTAGATCCAGCGGCTGATCGCGTAGGTGCTTCGACCTGGGGCACTGGCCATGGGGTTGGCAATGGCCACGGCTTTCTCGCCGCTCGTGAACGATGCAGCGATTGCCGTTGGAAGGGGGAACTCGAATGGTGTGTAGATCATGATCAACCCTTGACCATTTGACGAACTGTGGGTGCGTTGCGAGTAAGGATCTGCATGATCACCTTCTCACCGTCAGCACTGTTCATGGCCTCAGGCACCTTGCTGCGGTCATCCACGAGCACGAAGCGCATCGGCTGCGCATCGGCGGCAGCACCCGCAGCACCGTTGACGCCTGCACCACCGTTCATGATGTTGCGAGGATCACTTGCGCTGAGCACCTCTTCGTTCTTCTGGAGGATCGCCGGATACTCATCAGGCGCGAGGCCGGAGATGCCGCCGCTGTGGTAGCGCGGTGCGTTGGCAAACCACGAAGGGTCGGCGAGACGGTTGCGTCCATACGAACCACTCACGATGCCGCCCGTGTGCTGCACGTTCACAGAGGCGGCACCGACGTTGCCGGCCGCAGCCACGGGAGCATAGGGGCTCTTCTTCATGGCGTTGAAGATCGCCAGTTTGATCATCGCGATTGAGAGGTCACGCAAGAAGTTCGCGATGAATAGCACCGCGCTTCGGCCCATGTCGGCGAAGCCTTCTTTCACGGTTTGTTGACCACTGATGATCTGGCCAAATGAGTCGGCGATCTTCTCCAAGCCGGAGTTCACACCGTTGACCATGCTGTTCTTGACAGCAGTGTCGAAGGTGCCGAACTCAGTTTTGACTTCAGTGGCCTTGAGCTTGATGGCTTCCATCTTCGCGATGAAAGCGTCCAGGGCTTCTTGATTGCCAAACACCTGTTGATTGGCAAGAGCCCATTGAACAGCTTGATCTTTGATCTGCGTGATGATGGGGATGAAGTCGGCATTGAGCTTGTTGATGCGCTCTGCCGCTTGGTTCTGATCAATGCTTCCCGCTTGCTGCGCAGCACGAACAGCGTCGATCTGGATCTTTCGCTCACCGATGACCCGGTTGATCTCTTCCTCGTAGAACTTCTTGGCCTCAAGCTGTTGAAGCTCGGCCACGTTCGCGGTCATGTTGGCCTTGACACCCTCGGTCTTCGAGGTGTCGAGCCCGTTCTCTTGCTGCCGCTTGATGAGTTCATCGGCTTCGCGGAAGAACTTCTCGTAGCGCAACTTGATCGCGTTCAGACGAGCGTCCAGGGATTCCTTCTGACGCTTGCCTGCTGCGGCTTGAGCTTCCTCAAGTTGACGCTGCAACGACTCTTCAGCCGTGAGCGTCTCCTTGTTGAACTTGTCGGTGGTTTGCAGCCGCAGTTGGGCCGTCGCAGCGTCAACGCGAGCCAGCAGGGCTTGTCGTTTCTCCGCGTCCTTGACCTTCGAGGTGATGTCGTCCTTGAGATCCTTGGTGCTCTTGTCCACGCCTTGCAGTTGCACGGCCAGGGTCTGCGAAGAGGCGCGTTCGATGCGGCCTTCGAGGGACAGCACGCGATCTTCGAGCGACTCCAGTTCACGGGCAGCCTTGGCAACGTCAGCTTCGCTCGGGCCGGTGTTGCGGGTGTTACCTCCCTTACCTGGGAAAGCTGTTGCCGTGGGTGAGGTCTTGGCAGAGATCTTCTTGTCGCTGGCAAGGATCTCGTCGTACATGTCGCTCTGGATCTGCTTGATCGTGGCAAGGTCGGCCTCCATCTGCTTGCGCAGTGCTGCCGCCTTGTCGGTCTCCTTCTTGTAGGTCTTCTCGATCAAGCCATCAGCAAACTTGGCGTAGGTCTGAGCAACCGAGTCCAACCCGGCAGCCTTGGCCAAGTCGGCGAAGGTGCGAGCAATACCGCGAGTCATCCGCAGCATCAGGTTGTCAACCTTGATGACGAGGTTCTCGACGTAGGTGGGAATGGCCTCGAAGGCGATCTGAGCACCGTACTTGATCTTGGTCCAAGCGATGTCCATCCCGGTGACCAGGGCCACGCCGAATGCACGAACTTCCTTGAACTTGTCGCTCAGGTACTTGCCGATCTCCCAGCCGACGATGGCTGCCCCCAGCAGTAGAAATGCCTTCTGGAAGCCGCTCATGGCCACGGATGCGGCAGTTGCTGCCTTCGAGACAGTCCAAAGGTTCTCTGCGATCTTGAGGAACAAGTTTGCGCTGAAGAGCCAAACCCCGGCCGAAACGATGGCGCTCAGTTCGTCGAAGTTCTTCAGCAGGAGCTTGATTATCTCCAGCACGCTTGAGAATGCACCGGCCATACCCTCTGCGAACTGCTTGCCATCCTCGCTCTTGAGAAACTTGCTTATCTCTTCGATGGTGGCAGCGTATGCATCGACGAAGCCCGCATCCGCGATGGCCAGCTTGAAGTCCTCAACCGCATTGGTCAGACGGGCTTGCTGAGCGGCCAAGGATTTCGTTGCCTCGGGCAACTGCCCGCCGATCATCTCGCGATACTTCTGTGCGATGAGCACGAGGTTCTCAGCACCAACCTGCCCCTTCTCCATGGCCTTGGCCAAGTCGGGGTACTGGTCTTGAAGGGCCTTCTGCGCAACCTCGAAGACGGCGGCCAGCCGTTCACCCAACTGCTGCTTGAGTTCTTCTGCGCCAATCTTACCCTTGGAGAAGGTTTGCTCCAGGGCGATGAACACGCCGTTGAGGTTGTCCTGGGTCAACCCCAGGACGCGGCCAGCTTCCGAGAACGATTCAAAGATGTAGCGGATCTCGTTGCGGTCGCGGCCAGCGAACGCAGCCGAAGCGGCAAACTTGCCGTACTGCTTTGCTGTGTCAGCGAACACCAAGCCGATGCGGTCAGCTTGTTGCTTGATGTAGTTGTACTCAGCGTCGATCTGCGCCTTGTCGGTGGTCTGCAAGCCGACGCCGATCACGGTGCGCGTGGAGGCCCGGTTGTTGAACGACTCCAGTGCGCCAGTTGCAGTGCTGATCGCGCCTTGCAGACCAACGTAGGAAGCGGTCAACGCGAGGATCTCACCACGGATGCGCTGAGCGAGCGACAGCGTGGTGCGCCCCTCATCACCGAAGATCCCCTTGCCCGACTTGCGGCCGGCTTCCTCAGACTCTTGCCCGTACTCCTTGACGGCCTTGCCAAGAGCCGTGGCTGCGGCCTGCGCCTGACGGCTGCTGTTGAGCAAGCGGGTCTGAGCGTTCGCCAAATCATTTGTGTTGACGCCGGCTGTACGCAGGGCTTCCTTGGTCTCGTTGAGTGCGCCTACCTGTTTCTGATAAGCCGCACCGCTACTTTCAGCCGCACTCTTTGCCCGAGCCAGGGAGGCAAGCATCTGATCAACGTCTGAGCCACCCTTACGCACGGCAGCGGCGTACTCGTCAACCTTGCCCGTGGCCTTGACGTATTCCTCACGAGCCGCACGCACAACCACCTCTTGGCGACGGTAGCTGTCGATCAGGCCGGCTTGGTTGGCCAGGGAACGTTGAGCCTCGTTGAGGGAAGCCAACGTCTCGCGGTACTCCTTGACCGGACCGTTGATCTTGCCGATGGTGGTCGACAGGTCGTTGATGCGCCCTTCCACGCCGGCCAGGGTCGAAGTGACAGCCTTGCTCGGGTTCAGGATGTCATCGACTGCCGAGCGCACACTGATGAGCTTGGGGGCGAGATCAGACGAGGCGTTGGCCAGGGTGCCGTACTGACGGGCGGCCTGTTGTGCGTCGTCAGCCGTCTTGGCCAGGGCGTTGCTCTTGGCAAGCTGGCGCTCGACAGCCAGTTGCTCTTCTGAGCGGCGAGTGATGTCCTCACGCAGTTGAGCAAGCTCGCGAGCCCGCGCAGCGGCAGCCGCGTCATCGGCGAACTGGTTTCCAGCAGCGGTGCTCTCAGCACGACGGTTGGCCTGGGCTTCGGCCACTGCGCGGGCAGCCGCAGCGCGGGCTTCTGATGCGGCGGCAGCACGCTTCTCGGCAGCTTCGAATTGCGCGGCCTCGCGTGTCGCCTGAGCCTGCTGTTGAGCAAGCTCTCGCTGTGCGTCACGAGCAGCACGAACGGTCTCACCGTAGCCTGTGATTGCCCGCTGCGTCTTGCCGTAGACAACGGCTGCATCCCCCAATGCGGTGTTCAGTCGGTTCTGAAAACCAGCAAGGTCATTGGTATCGGCGCCGAGCTTGACCAGTTCTTCGCGCAGTGCACCTTGGCGTGCCGTCAGACCATCGAGACGCTTCTGTGCGTTCTCGTAGCGTGCGGAAAGGTCAAACAGGCGCTGGGCCTGTGCTTCGGTGACTTCGGCCGACTTCTTCTGCTGTTCGGCCAGGGTTTCGTAAGCGGTCTTGGCCTTTTCAACCGAACGCGATGCGCGGTCGATCTTGGTAGGCAGCGAATCGAACTCTCGCACCAACGACGAGTCGGTCTTGAGTTTCTTCTGAACCTGCTCCAAGGCAAGGAGGGTGGCCCGCAACTCGTCGATTGAGGACTCACCCTTCTTGGCAGCTTCGGACTGAGACTGGAGGGCCTTCTCAAGCTCCTTGATGCCCTTGGTGACCGATGCAAGATCGGCCTTCCCTTCCAGTTGCGCCCGGATGATGAGGTCAACGGTCTTGCTGTCAATCACTTTCGTCCATCCTTTCGATCAGTTTCGCAAGCTCTTTGCCTGCTTTCTTATCGAGGATCGACCCGACAGCAAGTTGCAGAAGAGCCGTTTCCTCTTTGCGTCGAAACGCATTCCTCTGCCGAACTATTCGCGCCTCTGACCAAGCGAACGCGACGGGGTAGCGCCGTGCGTCCGCGTGGCCTTCTGACAGCAACAAGCTCACGTCGCGTCGAAGGCCCAGGTAGAACCGGATTACCCGAGGTTCTCCATCGCCTTCTTGAGCTTTGTCGGCACCTTTCCGCTGATCGAACCCAGGAGGCTCGCGACTGCCTCCATGAATTTTTTTACCCCACCCACTTCCGTGAAAGTGAGTTCCATGATTTCGCTCAGGGCCTGGAGTTGGATCGGGAACGGCAGACGGGCTGCGTTCTCGGTCGCGTCAGTCTCGTTGGCAGCCAGGGCGATGAGGTTGGCCACAAAACCCGGGGCGTTGGTGGCCAAAGAGATGGACAGACGTTTGAGGTCTTCCGGTTCGAAGTTGCCGCCACCTTGGGTGAACAGGTCGAAGAGTGCTTCGATGTCCGCAAGGTGGGTACGAATGAGGATCTCGACGTGAGCAAGCGAGAGCCCGGAAACGACAAACGACTTGTCGTTTCCGAGCGGCACGGCTCGCGTCTCGGGGGTGTACGAGGCGAGTGACATGATTTGACCTTACACCGGGCGGCCGTCGACGTAGATGGCCTCGATGTTCGAAGCCTTCTTCAACACTTCGACTTGGAAGCCCATGACTTGCCAGTCGTCGCCCTTGAGTTGGTAGTCGCCGTCTGGAGACAGCTTGACGTAGGGCAGGTAGATGTCGCGGTTCGGGCCGGTGGGGTTGTCGGACACGAAGCGCACTGCACCGTAGATCGACTGGTTCTTCGAGATCACGGTCTCGCGAGTCGAAGCCTGGATGTCGTAGGTGACCTGGATGTCCGTGTCGTTGGGGATGTCGGTCGAGCCCGACAGGATGTAGACGCGGCCGGTGACCTCATCGACTTCATAGTTGCCGGCCTGGGTCACCGTGGTGGTGTAGCCCGCACCCTTCTTGACGACCACGTTGGTGACCTTGCGCACGCCCGAAGGGGTGCTGGTGGACACGCCGAGTTGGTAGAAGCGTTCGTGCTTCACATCGTTGAGCACCTCGACCACGCCGGTCGCAGCGGTCTGCGTCAGCGTGGAAGCGTCACCCTGGAAGAACAGGGCCAAGTTCTCGGCCGTGATGTTGTCGCAGGTGAAAGCGCCGGAGCGGTCCAGTGACAGTTGCACGGAACCGTCCTTGGTCTTGACGCCACCGTCCGAGTCGTAGTGGTCGAGGTTTTCGACCGACGAGGTGGTGGAGAACTCGGGCGTGTTGCCCAGGTAACGTTCGCCTTCACCACGGGTGGTTGCTGTGACGATGGCGTTGGCGGCGAAGCGGTCGAAGAACACCTTGCCTCGACCGAGGATGTAGTTCTTGCCGCCGAGATCGGAAGTCAAAGGCATGATGGCACTCCTTGTGGAACAGATGAAAGACGGTTGAAATTATCCGCGAGAATAGGGTCAACCGTTGCGGGTGACAAGACCAACTCTCACCGGCAGGTAAAAGAAGGCCCTGTTCGAAATGCCCTCCGTCGCCGGCCGAACAACACCGGGACCAAAGGCAAAGCTCGCGATGAGTCCACCCAGCATGTAGGTAGACGGGTACTTGGGGTTGCCGTTGCGGCCATCGACAGCGATGACCTTGTTGAGCAACTGCTCGACGGCCCACATCATTTCGTGCGCAGGGTCAGTCGGATTGCTGTGGTCCTCGGGGCACCAACCTTGAAGAAGCAAGTTCCACTCTTCCTTGCGGTGACCACCGCTCTCGCCTGCCGTCAGACCGTAGTCAGGCTTTGGCGCTTCGAGGATAGAAACCATGGTCTCAGGATCGTCCTCGCCAAACTTGCTGCGGCCACGGAAGACGGACACGCTCAAGTCGTAAGGCCAGTCGTTTGCCGGTGTCATGGTCTTGAGCAAGTCGCTCAATGCGATCAGTACGTTCAAGCGCGGGGAGTTAGCCATTGCTCAACCTCGCAAGTTGTCGGAAGAACTCGTTGGCCACGGAGTCGAGCACGTTGGGTGCAACGTCACCGGAGACAGTCTGAAAGACCTGATCCACCGAAGGCCCATAGAGTAGATACACGTTGTTCGCAAGCTCCACGGCACCCGTAGAGTTCTGGAGGCTTTCACCCGGCTTAAGGCGTACCGCAAGACCTGTGTTGCCACCGCGCAGGTTCACCAAGAACGCCTTACGCAGCAAGCGTGTCTGACCTCGTTTGAGTTGAACACGCACACCACGACCACGGGTGTTCGTGGGGTTCTGGCCACCGACACGAAAGCGTGCGAGCGAGGTGGCGCGGTCTCGGCCACGGATCGTCGCCTGGAGTGCGCCCTTGGTGGCCTTGCGGACAATGGCCAAGCGGTCCTTGGTTTCGAGGTAGCCTTGCGGGAACTCCAACTGCTCGCGCATCTCGCGGCGGATCATCGGCAGGGCTTCGCGCTGGCTCACCGTGTTGATGGCTAAGGCTGCGGCTTGAGGCGCGATCTCAGGCAACTGCTCGAAGTAGCGAGCGGCGTCACCCAGCGCGTCAGCAATAACGGAGACGCTCATTTGCGAGTCACCTCCCATACCTCTTCGTGAGGTCCATCCGTGGGCATCTTGGCCTGAAGGATGAACGTGATCCCAGGACGATGAGGGAACGTGACTTCAGCGAGTTTGCGCGGCCGATGCTCAGTGGCGATGTCCTCGGGGATGAAGACAATTCGGTCAACAGCCTCAACCGTCTCGGCGTACCCCTGATCAAGCAAATCACCGTAGACGGTGCTGGCTTCATGCAGGCGGGCGACGATCTCTTGGGGCGTGCTCAGCGAATTGACCTTGATAAATGCAGACACGCCGAGTGTCGTGTGAACCACTCGGCGTGCGTTCGCCTTTGCAGATGCAAAGTCGAAAGGCATCACAGATCCTCGTTGGAGGGCTTCTTGCCCTTCGCGGCGGTCTTGGCAGCGGGTGCGGTCTGCTTGCTGCTGGTGTCTTCGTCACCACCTTCGTCGGCGGCAACCTCGACCACGGGGCTGCGGTAGCTGCCAGCGGGCAGATCCTTCACTTCGTCATCGGTGAAGGTGAAGGGCTTGTTCAGGGGCGGCGTGACCATCTTGTTGTCACGCACGACCACGATGGACTGCAAGGGGATGAGGGACTGGCTCATGACGGGCTCCAGTGAGTCTGATTGGGTTGAATGAGGTTCGACTTGGGGGTTGTCGGATGTGAGGGGTCAGCCGTCAGGCCACCTTGATCGAGAAGGTGGCGTCAGGCTGCTTGGGCACCATCAGCGGCGCCGATTGGGTCATCAGGAACTCGACGCTCGGGTCTTCTTCTTCCCAGGACTTCGGGAAGATTTCCAGCGGCTGATAGTTGGCGTTCTTGTCCTTGATGGCGCCGAAGCAGCGCACACCCTGGACGGCCTCGGAGAAGCCCACCACGGTGTTCTGGTCCATCAAGAACTGCTCGCTGCCGCTCTCGTCGATGTACTTGCCGGTGTGCACCCAGATGTCCAGGCGACCGCCGTCGTTGATCGAGCGGATCGTGCCGATGAACTCGACGCCTTCGTAACCATCGGTCATGGTCTTGATCTCGGACTGGCTGTCCTTGTAGCGGGTGTCCAGCAGATCCTTCAGGTTCACACGAGCAGTGAACTTGTCCCAGGCTTCACCACCGAAGACGTGCTTCTGGATGCGAGCACCCGAGCGGACGTTGGCATTGACGCGAGCGGCCTTCAGGTTGGCCAGGGGGTCGGCAGTGGCTGCGCTCCACAGAGCGGCACCGGCCAGGACGTAGCTCAGCGACGAGTGGCGGCGGAAATCGACCAGGGTTTCGGGGTAGTCCTCACCGCTGATGGTGACCTTGCCGTCGATGATCGCCTTGGCAGCCATCCATTCCTGGCGGTTGCGGTGCTTGACCGAGTGCTGGCGCAGCAGTTCGGCAACCACGGCGTCACGGCGCTGCATCAGGCTGAGCGAGCCGGTGCCCAGAGCTTCACCCGGCAGACGTTCGATCACCATGTTGGGATCGATGACATCCTTGGGCTTGACGTAGGCCGGCTTGAACGAGCGTTGTTCGTAGCCGCTCATCTTGCTGGCGCGGCCCTGAACGTTCGGAACCACGAACGGGGCGAGCTTGCGGTCGTCACCGTACACGACATCGAAGTCGATGCTGTCCTTGTCGAAGTTGATCTGACGGTTGAACAGCAGATCGAGGAAGAAGCTGGTGGGCTGGCGCACGACGCGCAGCGTTTCCAGCAGTTCGGCGGTGTTGTAGAAAGCCATGGCAGGTTCCTTTCTTATGGCTTGGTTGCTGGAAAGCGATCAGGCGAGCAGCTTGCCCACGGACAGCGGACGGTTGCCGAACAGCGCCTTGCGCTCAACGTAGGTGTCGAGTGCGGTGCCTGCGGGCCAGACGATGATTTCGTGGTTGAAGCAGCCGCTCGCGAAGTACGGGCACTGCTGGCCCGTGGAGGCGGCTTGCGCGGCCACGAAGGCTTGGTCAGCAGTGTGCGTGCCGGGGACGAACGGGGTCACGGTGCCAGCGGCCAGGAGTGCGATCAGTTGGTACTTCGAGATCGCAGCGGCAGCGGGAGCCGAATCGGTGCGGACGGGGGCATCGCCGGCAAAGAGTTGCTCGGGAGCCCAGGTGCCGACGAGCGAGCCGGCAGCGATGTCATTGACAGCCATGATGGTTTCCTTTCAGTGTCAGGTTTCGGATGCCGAGTCGCTTACTTCTTGGCGCCAGCCAAGTCGGTGTTGCGACCCGTGGCCAAGCGGTAGTTGGCCAGGATGCGGGCGGCGGCGCTCTGCTCACCGGAGGCAGCTTCGCCACCAGCGCCATCAGCACCAACATTCGGGTGGTTGTCAGCGTCCATCGTGGCCTTGAAGGCATTGCCTTGGGTCTGCTGCGTTTGCGCGGCAGCTTCGGTCTTGGACTCGACCTTCGGCGATGCAGCCAAGATGGCCTTGGCATCGTCCACCGACATCTCGGTGTTCAGGGCGAGGTGGTTGGCCAGGGCTTCACGGCCCTTGGCTTCTTCGCAGGACTGAATGCCCTGGATGCGAGCACGCTCGGCAGTGCGTGCGGCTTGGGTGCTGGCTTCGTCGGCACCCGGCTTCTTTTCTTGGTCTGCCATTTCAGGCTCCTTTGTTGAGGACAGTTGGAATGTCGAGCCGGACAGCTCGTCGAAGAACGCCTGCACCGCCGATTGGGGCGTTGCAACAGCGTCGATGAGGCCGAGCGCAAGGGCGTCGTCGGCGCGATAGGTGCGGGCCTGGGTGTCGCGAACGACTTTCTCGTCCAGCTTGCGACCCTTGGCCACGAGAGCAACGAAAGCCGAGTAGCTCTTGTCGATGCTCGCTTGCATGTCTGCCTTCACTTCGTCAGGCAGCGGTTCGTATGGATTGCCGTCGACCTTGTGATCGCCAGCAAAGATGAAGGTGATCTCGATGCCCCACTTGTCGAGCATCTTGCTCATGTCAGCGTGCATGGCGACGACACCGACCGAGCCCACACCACCGGAGGGTGTGCACACGATCTTGTCGCACTGACTGGCCAGGGCGTAACAGGCCGAATAGCAGTTGGAGTCGACGACGGCCAAGGTCTTCTTGCCGTTGGCAAGGCGCGGGATGTCGGCCGCGCACTCGAAGCAGCCTGCGGCCTCACCGCCATAGCTGTTCATGTCGAAGACGATGGCCGAGACCTCAGGGTCCATGCCAGCCGCTGCAACCTGGGAGCGGATGAAGTTGTAGCCGGTGATCCAGCCGTAGGACTGACCGAATCGGTTGATCAGGGAGCCGGTCACTGGAATCACGGCGATACCCTGCGAGAAGGCGAACGGTTTGTTCTGCGGCATCGCAGCGAGACCGAACGATTCACACAGTTCGCTGCGGCGAGCCAGGAACATCTTCTGTTGCTCACTCGGGTCAGCACCAGCCATTTGGCGCAAGTCCATGGCCAGGGTGGTCAGGTGAGCAGCGACAGCCACCTCACGGTTGTTCATCCGTGCGATGGCTTGCTGTGCAGCGTGTTCAGACATCTTTCTTCTCTCCGTCGTGCTGGTTCTCGTCCGAACCATTCGTGGAATCCTGGGTCGCATTCTGCCCCATCTGTTGCGGTGCAGGCGGCATCAGGTCCAATTCCTTCAGCATCTTTTGCTCGCGTGCCCGCTGACGAAGGATGTGACGGTAGTCCTGACCAAGGCGAGCGCACTCGGATTCCAAAGTCGAAAGGTTGTTCTGAATGCGCAGGATCGCCGACTCCGTTTCCTTCTTCTCGTCGATCTGGCCACGACCAGCGCCAATCCACGAATGATTCAGGAGCGCCTCGCGCATCACCGGGTTGTAGAAGATTTCAGCCGTCTTGCCCGGTGGCATCGGGATGTTGCCGGCATTGAGTTCTTCTTCGAACCACAAAGCGTAGATCATCGACGCGAAGCGATCAGCCACGGCCTTCTTGCGAGCGGCCATGTGCTTCTCGGTCTCACCCATGGATGCACGGGCCGACGAGTAGTTGGTCTTGGAGTAGTCCTTGGCGAACTGCTCGTAGCTCAAGCCCAGGGTTGCAGCCGTGTGGCGCAGAAGCGACTCTTCGAAGTCGGTGCCGATACCACCCGGTGTACCCATCGGCTTGAGGTTGAGCTTCGTGCCAGGGAACAGATGGGGGATCTTCACGCCGTCGATGGCGATGTTGTCCGAGGCAGAGACGTACTGGTTCAGTGCCGTCATGAAGGTGCTGAGCATGTCAGCAAAGCCCGGCTGCCCTGCACCAAGCGCACCGAACACCACTTCACGCGGAAGCTCAGATTCGACCGCTGCGGCGTAACTGGCGTTGACCACGGCGTTCTGCAACGTCACGTCGCGGAACTTCTTGGTCATGCGCATGTTCTTGAGCACGGCCACCATGTCGCTGATGCCGCGAGTCTGGTCGGGGCGCATCTGCTGGATGATGTGCAGCACCTGACGACGGCCCCACGGCTTGCGAGCAGGCACGTAGATCCAACGGTTGACTTCCATGTCGTTGTAGAAGTCGGTCGGGTGCGATGCTCGGATGTGGTAGCCCAGCGGTCGGCCGAAACGGTCGATTGCCACCCCCCGGCGCAGGTAGCGTGTGTCGGAGGTGTTGTCGGGGTTCGAAAGACGGCTCGGGGAGACCATCTGGATCGCTGTGCTGAAGGGACGCAACGTTGAGCGTAACCACTCAGCAGTGGCGAGCACCTCGCCCGTCAGGATTTCACCGACGACGGCCAAGCGGACCATGTTGGTGAAGGTGTTGCGACCGGAAGCGTCGAACCAGCACTCTTCGCTTTGAGCCATCAAGTTGAAGCGGCTTTCGGTCTGCCGCTGGAACTCTTCAAGCCAGCCTTCGTCAGCACCGAGCACATCGATGTTCGGTTGTGCGTTGAGACGGAACTGACTTCCGACGATGCTGTCACGGTGGGTGCCAACGGCTCCCATCGCAAAGCCGTCGTTCTGCACCGAATCCAAGGAGCGGGCGTCGGCCATCTCCTTGTTCGGGTTGATCTGTCGATCAGGCGAGATGACGGCCGGTGCCCAATTGAAGGTTTCCCGCGTCGTGCGCTCGGCGCCCTCCAAGCCACCACCGATGGCTTTCTGCTCAACAGGGACGATCTCGGTGGTGGTTGGAGTTTTGGCCATATCAGAACAGGAACTGTGCGGGACCGTTGACGGGCAGCGCGTTGGGGGTCAGCAGACCGAGAGCCATCTTCAATTCGGTGATGTAACTGGCCAAGCCTTGTCGGTTGGCAGCGGTGAACTCCACACGCTCACCGTTGCGGTCGACGATCACTCGCGGGCTCGTGCCGGTCACGAGTGCGTGGTAAGCCTTTTCGGCTTCTTCCAGTTTCTGTTCGGTCGTCAACGGCATGTGGAAATTCTCCGAATTAGGCTAGGGCTTTCCCAAGTTGCCCGAAATCATAAGCGGATTCTACGTTATGCGCAAAGGGCGCGGATTCGTCAGCGTGCCGCACCAAATCATTCTTGTCCCAAACCTCTGCCCACGAAGGCGGCTTAGACCAATCGATGCTCTCAACGCGAATCAGTTCTGAGACGCAAACTCCAATGAAGTAGTAGGCCAAGTCCCAGCCTTCATTCTTCACGCCGCTAGGTTTCTCCCAACCCTTAGGCGTGCGAATCTCGCTGCAAAACTCACCGAACAATGAGTCAGATACCCAATCAGGGAATCGGAACATGCCGGCCCCTGGCGTTAGGCAATCCAAGCGTCCGTTGAGGTCGTCCTTCAGCATGTTGGAGTTCAAGATCAGAACGGGGACGTCGCCACGCGCAGCAGACTTAACATCCCTCCGAGTCGCGTCCGGGTAGCTCACGCGAGTGCGCGGCTGGTTCGGCTTAGTTTCACCCTTCGTGAGGATGAACCGGCGATGACGGTTCTGCGCACGAAGCCAACGATAGAACTCGTAGGCCCGGGTGGTGACCCCTTCTTTACCACCCGAGTCGCAAGTCGTGAACTTGATCGACATCATTCGACCAGAGCCATCGGCCAAGGGGTACTCCCGATCAATGACGTGCTCGGCGATCTTGTACCAGTCCTCGGCGTTCGCGTGGGGCCTCACCCATTCGCGGTCACCATCTGCGTCAACACGATCTGACTTCCTGATGTCGAACCTGTCGATGAGCACGCTGTCGAAAGGTGTCCCAGGAAGAACCCCGTGAACCTGCACGGCGAAGCTGTTCTTCTGCACGTCAACGTTGGCGATGAGGAACCGCACGTTGTCAGGAACCTCACGTTCCGGCAGATGTTCTGCGCGGCTCTTGAGGGTCTCAGGCAGACGCCCGAGGTCCGACATCGACTTGGGGTAGTACGGCTCACCTAGGTCGTTGTTGTAGAACTTCTTGAGTGCTTCCTCGGAGCCGGTTCGTTCGTACTCATCGTTTGCATCGAGGTACATCGCAACGAGGCTGCGCCAGTTGGTGAAGGCAGCAGCAACGCCGTTGAGCCAGAACGAAGCAATCCGGGTTCGCGGCGCTGGCCCGATGATCTGCCCGCTCTCGTCAACAGCCTGCCCATCCTTGACCCACAAACCCCACTGCTGCATCTCGTCACGCTCGTCAGGGTGGATCTTGTAGCTGCAATGTGGGCAAACCATCCGCGTGCTGTCGGCAGCTTCGAGGTTGGTCATCCCCGGCTGTTTGTCCCACAGCAGCATCGAGAAGTTGCCCTCGAAATAGCGCGAGCAGTCAGGGCAAGGCCAATACCAGCGACGACGATCACCACGGTTGTAAAGAGCCAAAATTCCCTTGCACGGCGGGGCCTCATGGGGCGATGTCCGAATCCACTTGAGGTTGTCCACCTCACGAGAAGGTGACGACTCGGCAACGGTCATGGCGTACGAGCCGAAGGTGGTGGTCCGCTTCGAGGCCAAGTCGAAGGGTTCACCGTCACCATCGACGTCATCGTCCATGCGATCACGGTCAGTCAAGATCACACGCGGAATCGGCTTACCCGCCAGTTCAGTTGGCGTTGGCCAGGACAGCGAGAGCATCATGCCCGTGCGGTAGTGCTTGTCGAACGTGTTGTCGTTCTCGGCTCCGGGTAGCAGCATCGCGCCAACCTTCTCGCTATGCCGATGCAGACGGTCAATACGCCGCATCGAGAAGTCGCGAGCCGCAAGCATGGTGGGACACACCACCATGATGTCCATCGGCTCAACCTTGATCGAGTACACCAAGCTGTTGAGCACCAACGAGTCGGTCTTGCCGGATTGAGCGGGGCCGACGAACACCTCACCGATGAAATCGCGAGAGGCAAAGGTGTTTGCCGGCTCAACCATGTACGGTGTGGTCTTGTTCAACCACTTGCCCACGTAAGAACCAGGGGAGTTGACGTAGCGGTACTCTTCAGCCGCCTTGGCCGGCGACATGCGCTCAGGCGGGCGAAAGATCGTTGCGAGTTCGACGAAGATTTCGCCAATGTGCTTATAGCGACTCATCGTCGTCCTCTTCTTCGGCAACCTTGCGCGATTCAGCAACGATAGCTGCCTCAGCCTCGATTCGCGACTTCGCCTTTCCGAAGCGTTCTTCAACGGACCTGACCAGATCCTTGAGAGTTGCGTCCACGATCTCGGTGATGATCTTGCGCTGTTTTGGAGTGAGTTCTGCTTGGCGGTCCACGGTGTCGCCGAGCAGCTTTAAGGCCATGGCCATCACCTTCATAAGCTCACCGACGTTCTCAACGACCATTGGTGTCGGCCAGAGGTCGCCCTCCTTGAGCATGAACTCCTGCCGTGCACGCTGGCCCGCCCAAAACTCCTTCGTCAGGTGCTTGGGTAGATCGCTGTGGCTCATCGACTTGATGTAGGTCTCCACGTCTACCTTGGGCTTCACAAGGTACGGAGCCGCATCGGCCAGGAGCCACACCTTCGAGCCGTGGCGAACAGTGGATGGGGCCACGCCGTGGAGCTTTTGTTGGACTGCCCGGATGTCCATGTTGAATGCGAGCCCAAGCTGCGAGAGGTTCAGCCCCTCGAAGAGCATCTCCTGGCTGCGGTCATCCAGGCTCTTTTGGTTACGCTTGGTCGATATTTGGCTGACGGGCATGGCTTTCGATCCAGATCAGGAGTTGCTCGGGGTTGAGGAACAGCACAAGCTCGATGTGCCGAACCACGGTCGCCTTGAGCGGGCGTTTGCCCGAGCGGTACTGTGAGTAGGTGATGTAGGGCATACCCAGCAACGCAGCGGCGTAGGTCGGCCCGAGCCCCGTTCTGGACTCCAGGGAGACAAGCAGTGGGTTGGGGGTGGCTGAAGGCATATATTCACTGAATATATCCCATATCAGTGAAAACCTATTTGCAAAGAAGAAACGGGTACAGAAGTTTCCCTCTGTACCCGTCCGCACCACTCACATCACTCGACACAACCCCCGCATCGAGCAAGTGAAGTGTACATTACCTTAAAGAGCGAGGTCAAGCTCCCTCAAAGCCTGACGTTCTTTGGCTTTCTTGATCATTCTCTTGAGCATTCGGAACAACATTTCTTGAGCGTCCCGTTTGTTGATCAGTTGCTTGTAGACGTACTCGTCAAGGGTTCCCTTGGCGATCAGGGGTTGCACGAGAACAGGATTCTTCTGACCTTGACGCGCCAAGCGACCGATGAGTTGCAGAAACAGTTCAAGCGACCACGGGAGATCGAAGAAGATGAGGTTATGGCCACCCTTCTGCATGTTCAAGCCGTGGCCACCTGACTGAGGGTGAATGAAGAGCATCGGGATCTTGCGTGCGTTCCAGTCCTTGATGCACCGCCCCTCCTTGTCCATGGCGACACCCTTGGGGAACGCCTTCTTCAGTCTGTCAAGAGAGGACTTGAAGTGATAGCCAACAAGCAGCGGCTCACCAGGGCACTCTTCGACGATCTGCCGCAGCATCTCGATCTTGTGATCGTGCAACTGATGAACGCGCTTGACCTTGCGTACGTCCTCGGACTCCCAATCACCAAGCTCGAAGGTTTCGTACAGCACACCCGAGGACATCTGGAGCAGCTTGCCAGATAGCGCAGCGGCGGTTTCAGCATCGATCTCGGTGCCGTCAGGTAGCTTGACGTAGCCCTCTTCCTCCATGCTCTTGTAGAGACGCATCTGTGCCTCTGAGAGGATCACTTCGCGAGGCGCGAGAGTTGGCTCTTCAAGATCGAGGTAGTCCTTCGCCCGCATGACCAAGCAAATGTCCTTGATCTTGTCGAGGATGATCTGTTCGCAGTTCGGTCGGATCTTGTACTTGCGAGAGTAGGCGTTGTATGTGAAGAACTCGTTCCTGAACTTGGTGATGTGCTTGCCGAAACGCTCACCGGCATCGAGCAAGTAGATTTGGGCAAACAGGTGCTCATAGGTCTCTGCTGCCGGTGTTGCCGTGAGCAGATGCATCCGAGTGATCAAACCAGGGGTCTTGCGAACCTTTGCAAGAGCCTTGAACCTGATCGTGGTGTGGTCCTTGAACGCACTGCTCTCGTCGATGAACACCGTTCGATATGGCCACTTCCGCCCATGGAACTGAACAAGCCACTCAACCTCTTCTCGGTTGATGATGTGAACCGAGTTCCCATCCGAAGCCTTGCGAGCCAAGATGTCAGCCTTGGTCTTCGCACGGACAGTTTGAACATACTTCTCGACCTGATTGCCGCCTAAGCCGATGCTTCGAGCCTCGCGTCGAGCGACACGCATTGCCTCGACAAGCTCCGGGTTGTCATCCTCGCAGCGAATGAGGGTGTAGTTCAAAACCGCAGTGTGGTTCCACTTCTTGATCTCGTTCGGCCATGTGTCGGTGGCAACCTTGAGCGGGCCGATCACCAGTACCTTCGGGGTCTCGAAGGAGCAGATGAGGTCGACGATGAGCGTCAACGACGTGACTGTTTTGCCCATCCCCATGTCGATGAACAGCGCAGAGAAAGGGTTCTTGCGAAGAAAGTCGTAACCCTCTCTCTGGTACGGGTGCATCTCATCGCGTCGATACTCGACATGAGCAAACTTCTCCGCGATGAACTCGGCCATGCAGAAACTCATTGCATCTGCCTCTTGAAGTCTTCGAGGTTGTCCGTCCACCTCACGTCCATGCCGCGTTCGCACATCTGCCGGTGCCGAAGACGTTGCTTTGATGTGGGCTCTTCACCTGGGGCCTTGAACTCCCACCAGATGTAGACGCCATTGCGCACAAACAAGTCATCGGGAAGAGAGTCTCGCGTTGGAGAGGTGATCTTGGTGTGCCACCAACCACGGCGTTGCGCAAACTTGATTGCCGGCGCTTCCACGTCGGCTCGCTCACGACTCGTGCGCTCAAAGAAACTGCCCATCACAGATCATCCTCGTCAACGCACTTGACGCACTTCGAGCAAAGACGCATGCCCATCGGCACGCCGTCCGGATACTCCACCCAACGATCACGGAAGTTTGCAAGCTCCTTGCCGCACATTGCTGTGCCATCGGGCAGCTTCACACGGTGGATCGTCTTCTGATCGGGAGCCCGACCAAACATCACGCCTGCGCGACCGGCCAAGTTCGGGTCACCTTCACCGGCACCGATGTCAGAGAGGATCGCGTATGCCTCGCGCACGTACCATTCGTAGTCGATGTCATCGGGGAACTCGTCCGGGAGAACCATCGCCGGTTTTGCACCTTCTGACGATGGAACCTTGTTGCCGTTCTTCTCGTACCGCAAAGGCTCATCCGACTCTGTGCTTTGATACCACCGGACAACCTTGCCGATGAACTCGCCGCGCAGCACAGCACCACCGGCCACGCGACGCACGATGACGAACTTGCGAAAGTCTTCACAGTCCTCAATCGTGGTCTCGATGGGAGTGCCGTTCTTGAGGTACTCGATGACCGCGATGGAGCAGATTTCCGCATCAGGGTTGTGTTTCTGACCAGCGGCGCCAGAGAGCCCGGGGCCGCGTTCACCGTAGGCTCCCTTGCGCTTGGCCTTGATCTTGACCTGACCTGTGGCCTTGTCCTTCTCTTCGTACAGCGCGATGTAGTTGTTGACGTCGCGAGAGTAGAGGGCCTTGTATCGAACTTCCTCCGTGCCGTAGCCGGTGTCGACCTCCCAATCGTGGCAGATCCAGAAGAACCGATCTTCGAGGTTCTTGGGAACCTTGCTGACGATGCCGTCGGTGTTGGCCGAGATCACCGTGATGCCGGCAAGCACGAGGCGCTCGATCAGCATGAAGATCGCAAGCTGACCTGTGACGGTGGTCTGGATGAGCAGGTTGGGCGCGTAGAGGATCGACGTGCCTTGACCCAGCTTCCCGAAAGTGCCGTTCAAAACGATCTTCAGTGTCTCTGCGGTGTTCTTGTCTCCTGCGTCTTTCGCAGTGACCCGACGAACGAGAATGCCCTCGTACACCTTCGGGAAGTAAATTCCAAGCTGTTTGGGAAACAGGCCGGTGTTCAGGATCGTGCGCGGGTAGTAGCTCGTCACGTCACGGTCACGAAGCGAGAAGGTGCCGTCATCGACGTAGCAGACCCGCTTCTCGGTGGAATGCAAACCGCCGATGCCGAACGTGTAAGTCTGGATGTCCAGGGTGATCTTCTTGGACTTGATCTCGGGTGGCTCGTAGACTTTGCCGTCATGGCCAATGGTGAACCTCGCACTGCAAACGGTGTCAAACAACTCCTGCAATACGGGAGTCTGGAACTTGATGAACGACGGGGGCGTATAGCGGAACTTCCCCGGTGTGATCTGCGGCTTTGGAACCTTGTTCCCGCTTTGCCGCTCGACCTCAACGCGGATGACTGCCTCGGCGATCTGAGCGTCAGAACGCGAGCGAAGATCGATGCCGTACTCATCCGACATCACTGCACGAAGATCGATCTGCGTGCGCAAGTCCGACACCATGTCGATGGTCACATCGAGATCGTTGATGTGGTACGTCCGAACTTCTTCGATCTCTTGCGCAGTGAGGTTGCGCGTGAAGTCCACGGGCATCTCTTGGATCTTGCGTGTGTGCAGCCGGCCACCGTAGAGCTTGAGGCTCGGCCACTCGCCGCTCCCCTTCCCGCTCAGGTTGTTGTTGGGCGAACCTGGGGAAACGTTCATCAAGTCGATGTGGTCGACGAAGACAGGTGGCTTATTGATACCAAACTGCTCGTAGGTCTTGAAGTAAATCAGCCGCTCTTGGATGATCGTGTCGCACAGGTTCTTCAACTCAGAGCAACTGAAGCCGTCCATTGCGGCCATCAGGATCGGCATGTCAAAGCTGATGCTGTTGAACCCGTAGATACGGAAGTTGCGCAGAATCTTTGCGATCCCGGCGCGGTCGAGCGTTCCCCCAGGGAACAACTCAAACCGCTTCCAGCGGCGCGTTTCGATGCACTTGAAAGCGACCGCGAAGTAGTTTCGGAAGACCTCCAAGTCGAAGGACGCTTCCTTGCGTTTGATGGCGTAACGTTTGGGCATTTTGCGCAGCCACGCTTACGTGTCTCTGCAAAAGGCCCGAGCCCCGCAGGGCTCGTTTCGATCAGGACGGCTTGCGCAGTTGCGAAGCGCGGACCTTGACGATGTTCGGCAGCTTCTTGTCGCCGATGTTCACGCCGACCCAGGTGCCCTTGCCGGTCTCTTCAACACTGGCCACGGTGCCCTTGGCGACCTGACCGTTGCGGCGGGTGATCTCGACTTTCTTGCCCTCTTTGGCGAGGGACGCTTGTTGCACGCTCATGGTTTTCTCCTGTTGAGCAGTTGTTGAAGGCCCCACGGGATGTGGAGCCTGCGGGGAATCAAAGGCCGTCGTCGCCGTCGTCCATGCCGTCGTCTTCGTCGCTCGCGGTGTCGCCCCAGGCGCCATCGTCATCGATGCGGCCGGAGCCGAACGGCGTGTCGTCCTTGTAGAACATGACGCCGACGAGGTTCGCCGAGACACGCTTGGGGAACTTCTTCGTCGAACTGCGGGCGGTGCCGTTGAAGAACCAGGGGCGGATCAGCAGGCTCACCCAGCAGCCACCGTAGAAGGTGTCATCGATCTTCTGGATGTCGTCCATGACCTGACCCTTGCGGTCACGCACCTTGGGCCGTTTCTTCGAGTCGGCAGCACTGAGCAAGAAGTGGCCATGCATGGCTTCGTCTTCCGAGTCGTCGCCGTTCTTCAGATACCACTTGTCAGCCGGCACCTTAGCATCGTTGTCCTTCTGAAGCTGCAAGATGTGCTGCTTCATGGCGTCCTTGATCTCGGTGTGCGTGGCCTTGGGCAGCATGCCGACGATGCGCCAGTTGCTGCGCTCGCTGCCATCCTCGCCCTCGTCTTTCGACGGGGTGCCCACGAAGGGGTAGGAAGCGCGAATCTTGTCGACGCGGAAGTACACCTCCCCCTTCGCGTCCTTCATCATCGCGCCGTTCTTGTATTCCTTGACAACGGTCAGTTGGCTCATGATCTACCTTTCAATCGGTTTCTTCGGTTTCGTCATCGTCAAAGGCGACAAATGCGCCATCGGTGACATCTTTGATCTCGTCACGCCGATCACTCAGCGGAACGAGGGTGGGCTTGCCAGGAGGTTTCTCAACCAGCGGGCCAAGCAGTTGGGGCAAATCCTTGTGCCGGTGGCCAGCTTTGCGAAGCAAGTTCTCCGCTTCAGCAGGACTGACCAAGGTTTCAACCACAACATCTTTGATGTCGCAACCAAGGCTGGTAAGCGTCTTGATCGCAACATTCCTGTTCTTAAAGGTGCGAAACGAGCGTCCGTGAACCAACTTCATGCCGGGGATCTTCTCCCGCATGGTGATTGCACGTCGCATCAGTTCCTTGTCTAGTGATTTCCAGAACGACTCACTGAAACGCTGATACTGCTTCAGAGCAACCATCTGTTCCAGGGTCAGTGTCATCACGCTGAGCGGTCGACCCAGAAGGCCGGCGTCCAATGTCTCCTTGAACTGCGCAATGTCTTCTTCGTCGTACTCGCGAATGCTGGCGAACGCCTCGGTAACAAGGTCGTTCTCCATCTTCGCGGCAGCAGCGCATGACGACTTGACCTTGCACCACTTGCACTGCTTGTGACCTGGGGTGGGGCGTGCATCGTGACTCCATGCCAGATGCATACGCTCTTTGGCCCATGCCGCGAACTCCAACAGGCGTGAACGGCTACACACCCACTCGTCGAAGTGACCAAGGCGCGGCTGCGAGATGCGAATGACGAACTCCTTGAAGCCATACAGCCAGTCCCACTCTCGGTACATGCCATAGGCATAGAGCATGAGTTGGGTGTTCTCTTCGGCCAGGATTTCTTCGTTCTTGCCGTACTTCTCGTCCTGCACGTAAGCACGGTGCAGCATCATCGCGCCGAAGTCCAGGGTGCCACCTTGGTTCCTGATTGGTGTGAGGTCGGAATAATCAACACGAACCTCGACTATGTGATCTCCAGGGAGAAGTGCAGACCAATCGACGGACTGCTGCACATAGTCGAGCATCGTTTCGTCGATCTCGATGAAGAACCCCCACTCTCCAGACTCCACGAACTTGCGCTTGCCGAGGAACTCAACCGGCTTGCGGCCGGTCTTGCGCCACAACTCGCCCATGGCGTGAGCCACGGTGCCGTATGCAGCGTCCTCGCCCGCGTCGTCGGGTGCCAGGAGGTTGGGGATCAAAGAGTAGGCACAGTTGAGGAACATCGCCGAACCTGAAGCTCCGAAGATCGAGTGGCCCGATCCATCACGGATGCTTTCAAGCTGCTTCAGGTCAATGCGATGTTCACTCATTGCTGCCCACCGGCCAGGGTCAGATGCCGTCGTCTTCGGCGTTCTCGGTTTCGGCTTCGGCTTCGGTCAGCTTTTCTTCGCAAGCCTTGATCACAGCGGCGTACTTGTCCTCCGGGATGTCGTCCATCTTCTTGACGCCGCCGGTTTCGTTGATGATGCCTTTGGCTGCGGGCACACCCAGGGTGTCCTTGACCTTGGTCAGGGCAGCTTGCACCTGCTCCTGGGTCACCTTGGGCTTGCTGGTGGTCTTGGCGGCAGGTTTGCTGGTTTCAGCCTTGCCGGTCTTGCCGGTGGAGACCGAGGTGTCGGCGCTGCCGCCGTTCAGCCATGCGATCGCTTCGGATTCGGTTTCGAAGGTCTTCGAGACGGTGATGCTCATGATGTTTTCCTTTTGCCCATGGATGATGAAAGCCCGTGCTGTGGGCAGCAGCACAGGATGTGGAAACGAAAGGGAGCGTCAGTCGGCGCGGAACGACGTGACGTAGGGGGTGTGATCGGGCGGGGTCCAGCCTTCAGGCTTCATGACCTTGCCGTTGTCATCGCGCAGCACGACACCGTTGGGGAACTTCGCGAGGTTGCGCTGAGCAACGTGCTCGAAGGACCATTCGGTCGCCTTCGGGCCGATGGTGGCGAAGTGGGCTGCGCCAACCGAGACCCAACCGAGGTCGATGTCGCCGTCGAGCATCTCGGGCAGATCCGCGAGGCCAATGGCACCGAGGTGCATGCCACCCTTGAAGCGCGTGGCGAACAGCTTCATCAGCGTCACCAGTTCGGTCAAGTGCATGCGATCCGAGTGGTTGGGCTCACCGGCAGCGATGAGTTCCATCTTCTCGGCAAGCTCTTCAAGCTGCATGCCGGTGTAGAAGCCGTAGGTCTTCAGGTCACCATGACCTTTGTACTGACCGCTGATCTCCATGAAGCGGCGAACGCTTGCGATGAAGTCGAAGGGGATGTTGGCGTTGGCGCCAATGGTGGTGCTCATGGTGTTCTCCTAGAACGGGTTCAACGATTTCGCGGTTTCGACTCGATGATCGAGTGAGGTGTACTTTTCCACATTTGGTTGAGACTGTCAACAAGTTCGCGTACACTTTTTCGCAACAACACAGGAGATCCTATGACTGTGCGATTCCCCAAATGGGTAGACGCCCACAAAGACGAAGAGCAGCGTGCGTCGGCACGCCTGCGCTACTTGATCAACAGAGCTGCAATCGAAGCCACGGGAAGGCAGAGTGTACGAGGTCTTTGCGAGCAGATCGAAATGGATCACTCGTCGCTGTCCTTTGCCATTCGCCGGGGCTACTTCACGGAGAGCATGGCTAAGGCCATCGAGGACGCAGTTGGCCGCTCCATCGTGAAGTCCGAGTACCTGATTGAACCTTTGAAGATCAAGGCCAGCGCATGAGTGAGTTCAACAACCCCGGCGATTACCTCGCTCAGCATGGCGAGACACTGATCGACAACGGCTACAGCATCGTCCCTATCCAACGAGGCAAAAAGGCCCCAGGTTTCGACGGCTGGCAGAAGTCTCGCTCGACCAAGGCTCAACTCAACGAGTGGCTCGAATACGGGCACAAGAACTCAGGCGTTGGCATCATCACCAAGCACACGCCGGCCATAGACATCGACGTGCTTGATGACGACGTGGTCAAGAAGCTGTCGGCTTGGATCGAGACGAACCTGAGCGACGAAGCGCCCGTGCGCATCGGCAAGGCGCCTAAGCGTCTGTTCATGTTCCGGTGCGATGAGCCCTTCCGCAAGATCACGTCGTCGAAGTACGTCGATGAATGGGGCCAGGAGCACAAGATCGAGGTGTTGGGGGACGGCCAGCAGTTCGTCGCCTACCACATCCACCCTGAGACGAAGAAGCCGTACTTCTGGCCGAACTTCGACGGTCCGCTGGAGACCCAGGCGCACACGCTGCCGGTGCTGACCCCTGAGAAGGCAGCAGAGTTCATCGCCTACTTCGACGAACTGGCCGAAGAAGAGGGCTGGACAGTGGCCAAGAAGGCTCGCAGCGCGATGAGCGGCTCTGCGAAGATTTCCGACAACCCCTGGCTTGAAGACACCGACGCCATCGACATCACGGTTGATGAACTGCGCTCACGTCTGCTGCTCGTGCACGGTGCCGAGGATTATGAGACTTGGGTGCAGGTGGGCATGGCCCTCTTCCACCAGTTCGACGGCGAAGACGAAGGTCGTGAGTTGTGGCACGAGTGGTCTGAGACCGCCGACAACTACGACGGTGATGCGCTGGATCGTCGCTGGAAAGACTTCAACATCCAGGGTAAAAAGCGGGCGCCACTGACCGCACGATACATCTTGCGCTTGGCCAAGGAAGCTGTCGAGAACACGACTGCCGAGTTGACCATCAAGTTGCGTGACGCATTCCTCGAAGCCAAGGATCTTGGTGCTTGGGCAAAGGCTCAGCAGTTGGTGCGTGAAGCTGAGATCGACGGTTTGTCGCGATCAGCCCTTGCCGTGATTGCCAAGGAAAGGCGAGACGCGATCACCGGCACCAAGACCTCGTTGGTCGAGATCAAGAAGGCGCTGGCCTACTCGCCCAAGAAGCAGGAGAAAACGCCCAAGTGGTGTGCAAGCTGGGTGTACGACACCAGCGATGACCGCTTCTTCAACACCGACAACAAGATCGCGACGACGCAGCAGGGCTTCAACGCGATGTACGACCGCAATGCCTTGACCAAGAAGGACGCCTTGGAGGGTCGCACGGTGCCATCGTCCAACGCGTCGTCGCTGGCATTGAACATCTACAAGATCCACACGGTCGGCGGCAGGCGCTATATGCCTGGGCGTGACCCGATCTTCCACGAGCCCGATGGCGTGTTCGCCAACACCTACGCCGAGCACGAGATCCCCGAACGGCCCGAAAAAATGCTGCCCAAGGACAAGCGAGCCATCGAGCGTGTGCGGGCGCACATCGCACACCTTCTCGAAGACCCGCGTGAGCAACGCATGCTGCTCGACTGGCTGTCCTGGGTTGTGCAGAACCCCGGCAAGCACGCGAACTACGCGATCCTGCTGCAAGGTGTTCAAGGTGACGGCAAGACGTTCTTCGCCGAGATGCTGCGGGCCATCATGGGCGTGAGCAACGTGACCATGCTCAACGCACAGATCCTGCACAACGACTTCACCGACTGGTGTGCTGGCCAGTGTGTTGCCTGCGTCGAGGAAGTGCGCCTGATCAACGACAAGAACAAGTACGAGGTGATCAACCGCATCAAGCCTTACATCACCAACACGGTGATCGAGGTGCACCCCAAGGGCAAGGCTGTCTACAACTGCATCAACACGACCAACTACCTGCTGTTCACCAACTACAAGGACGCGCTGCCGCTCGATGACACAGACCGGCGCTATCTCATCCTCTTCTCGCGCTGGCAGAAGAGGGATGACATCAAGGCGTTCAAGTCGGCCAACAGGGACTACTACGCCAAGCTCTACCAGTGCATCGACGAATGCGCCGGGGCTTTGCGGGCGTGGCTTCTCGATCATGAGCAAAGCGACGAGTTCGACCCGATGGGGGACGCACCTGAGACGAAGGCCCGCCGCCAGATGATCGACCGCTCCAAGCCTGAGTTCATTCAGATCCTCAGCGAGATCATCGCCGAGAACGAGGTGCCGGAGGTGTCTTACGAAGTGGTGGACTTGAGCATCTTGATGGAAGCAGCGATGGCCCGTGGCGCGGCGATCCCACAGAAGAAGGCCCTCAGCTTCATGATGGAACGAGAGGGTTACGAGTTGCTTGCGCGGGTCCGAATTAGCTCGGATGAGCGCAGCCGCATCTACGTTCGTGACCCCTCGCGATTCGAACACAGCCCCGGTGCGATGATCCGTGAGTGGTTCAAGAAAAGGCGTGAAGAGTGTGAATCACTCTAAAAATGTTCTTTAGATGCCGCCTTCGGGCGGCTTTTTCGTTTCTTGATTTCAGGCTCAGAACTAACTTCTCTAAAAATCGGTTTTGCGACGACCAAGATCGCCGACGATTGTAAAGAAAAATTTAAGGGTTTTCCCGTACGTTTGTCCCGTTGGTCCCATAAATACCCTGTTTTGACTATGCGCTACGTGAAAGTTCATCAAACAATACCTACACATAAGGGTAAAAATGGGGTGTTTACGGGACCAACGGGACAAGCCCGGTTTTCCGGACAGAGCGACCATCGACGAGCCTTGGCCGAGCAAACGGTGTAAACGGCGATCTCTCACCCCGGCCCAAACCAATTTAGGAATTGCCACAGCACTTTTAAAGCTCACGCCGTGGAAATTTGGTACGTGGAGGTGGGCAGGCTCGCCAAGATCATTTAAAACAGCCCTGGCGCTTCGACCCACTGACGGGGCTCCTGTTCTAGATTTCAGGTTAAACCTCGTGTGTGCGTGAGCACGCCTACACGCGTGTGCGGGCAAACGGGGTTGCCTGGAACTGACTTCGCGATCCGCGTCGAGCCGTCGCACGGATCAGGGGGATGGGGGTCGATGTATTCAGTGAATATATGACCTCCTAGGGGACTCAGAAAAATTTGTGCGCGTCGCGGCTCAGCGCACC